GGCGCCCTGCTGGCGCTCGCCGCGCCGGCCGCGGCCACCACGAATTACCAGCTGCCGATCATCAAGGTGAACGGGCAGTACAGCCAGCTTCCCCCGGGCTACGGGATCAAGCTGCAAAGCACTGGCCTTGTCCAATGCATCCACCTGGATACGTCGGGCGACGTCGTCCCCATGGGCGCCGACTGCGCCACGGCCGGGTCCGTGGTCGACAGCTTCGACACCCGCATCGGCGTCGTCACCTTCGAGTCGGCGGATCTTGACGAGGTCTGCGCCACGGACGGGGATGTCCTCCAGCGCAGCGGGGGCGTCTGGGCCTGCGCGGCGCCGCCGAGTTCCGGCGTCACGAGTTTCGATACGCGCACCGGGGACGTCACCTTCATCTCCTCGGATCTCGACGGACTCTGCTCGACAGACGGCGACGTGCTCAAGCGTGTCAGCGGGACGTGGACCTGCGGCTCCGGCGGAGGCGTCACCTCGTTCAACAGCCGGACCGGAGCGGTCACCTTCACCAATGCCGATTTGACTGCGGTTCTGACCTCGGCCGATGTCGTGGCCGCGCTGGGCTACACGCCGGTCAACCCGTCGAGCCTCGGGACCTTCGCTGGCCAGAACTATGCAACTCCGCCGACCATCGGCGGGACGACACCGGGGCAAGGCGACTTCTCAGGCCTGAACGACACGGCCCTGACGATCTCGACTTCGGTCTGCACAGATGGCTCAAAAACCCTGATCTCGTGTGGGAGCGGTCCAGGAACCGGGACTGTGACCAGCGTAGGCCTCTCTCTCCCAGCGACGTTGACCTGCACCGGCTCGCCAATCACCACGTCAGGGACATTCTCCTGTTCCTGGGCCAGCGAGGCGCAAAACTCATTCTTCGCCGGGCCGACGTCAGGCTCAGGCATCCCGGCCTTCCGCGCCTTCGTTCTGGGCGATCTGCCGGCGATTGCTGACGGGTCGATCCTGGCCAACATTTCTGGCGGATCGGCCATTCCAGCGGCAAGCGCCCTATCGCTGATCCTCGATCATGACCTATGCGCCACCAACGGCCAGGTGGCCTATCGCACCGGAGGGGCCTGGGGGTGCGCGGCGCCAGCGACGCCGACGATCAGCAATCCTCTCTTCATCCCGAACACTGAGTCCATCGGCATCCTGACGGGCGACGTTGCCCCAACCTCGACCGCGCTTTGGGCCGGATCGCTCGGCCTCTCGATAGATGCGGCGGATGCCTATGTCTATCAGGGCGCAGCGACACCCACTGTCGTCCAGTCGGCGCAGACCAGCGGCGCGGCCGTGGCGGGGCCGGGGTCGATCGTCGTCACCCTGGGTGCGTCGCCGACGCCCGGAAACTGGATGATAGCCGCCGTCGAGTCGAGCAGTGTAATCAGTGCCAACACTGGATGGACGATCTTCAGTGGCCCGACGACTTGTGGCTTCGCCGAGACTAGGTTCGCTTATCGGCGCGTGACGGCCGCCGACACCGTAGTTCAAAACCCATTCTTCGTCGGCGCGACCGTCTACATGGGCGCGCCGATCATCACCGAAATTGCCGGGCTACCGCTCAATTGGGCGCAGGTCGTCCAGAGCGTTCCAGCGCAGGTCTGCAACGCCAGCGCCACGAGCGCGAACATCACAGCGACGACGGGGATCGCGAACAGCCTGGCCCTCGCCTTCGGTGGTTATCAGGTCAACGGCAGTTCCGGTGTGGGAACGCAGTCGATCACAGGCGTTACCGGCGGTCAGATTTCATCCAGCACCTTTAATATAGGGGCCGGCAGGAGTTTCGGTCTGATCGAGGCCAACGCCCTCTATGCGAGTCCGTCATCTTCCGTAACAGCGACGCCTGCGTCGACGATCAGCAACAATGGCCTGACCGCCCTGCTGCTGATCCTCAACCCCGCCCCGGCCGACGCCGAGAGTTGGGAGCCGTTGAGCTACCTGCGGACGATCTACGCCAACGCCGTCGCCAAGACGACGCGAGCGTTCAGTCTCAATTTCAATTCCAACTTCACCGTCGCGGACGACGGCAATGGCAATGAGACGGTCGGGCTCGATCTTAGTTCTCCACCGGCTATCGGCGGGACGACGCCAGCCGCCGGAGCGTTCACCACTCTTTCCGCAACGGGTGGTCTGACGACCAACATCACCGGCGGCGGTAATCAATGTCTGAGCGCCAACAATAGTGGCATCGTTTCAGGGACAGGGTCAGCCTGTGGAAGCGGCGGTGGTGGCGGGACGGGACTTTTCAACCAGACAATTTCGACGACGCCCACAATAAGCAGCACCGACTTAACCGCGTCCTCGACATATACGCTGACGAATGTTGCGACAGGCGTAAAGCTAAACGGAAGCGGCTATGCTTATGAGTCGACACCTAGCGCGCCATGGTCCTACATAGTTCTGATCGCCAACGAAGCTTTCGGTAACGCCGAATACCAAGGGCCACTACTAATGGCCGGCGACGGGTCAAAGTATCTCTATCTTACCGTGCAGGGCCGAGCTGTGGACGGGGCGGCGACGGCCGTTGTGCAAAACTGTCTAGTGTCAGCAGGAAATTGCGGTTATGCCAGCACCGACTATGTTACAATTAACTGGATACCAAATTCTTTCTTTTATTGGCTCAAGGTTTACTACGACGGGACAAACATTCACTTCTATTTGAGTGCAGAAGGATCGGTGTGGACATCGATTTACAGCGGAAATGCCTACGCGACCGCATGGAATCACATCGGCGTCAGCACAACCTTGGGGGTTGTCCTTTCATGGACGCAGGGGACGAGCTGATCATCCTCACTCCCGCGCCCCGTCCTCGGCGAAGCCCACCACGGCGGCGACGAGAACCCCCATTCGACACCCCATCCCGCTAATGCTATCTGAGCCTTGCAAGGGGGGGGGCGCCGCCGGTCGAAGCAGTAGGCTGTCGAAAGATTATTTCGCCGCCGCGCCTCACGTCGCCTAGCGCCCGCGCCTGATTCGGGTATCTTTTCCCACGCTGGCGGGCGACCGGCGGCTCTCGACAGATCCAGGGTACGGGGCGCGCGTTGTCGCATCCATTCATCATTTGGGCGGAGCCCCGGAGCGTGGGCACCGCGCTTTCCAATGCGCTCAAGGCCGTATCCGAGCATCCGGCGATGTATGACGACCCGTTCATGTACGGCGGCCGCCCTGGCCTGCTGAATTGGGTCTATGAGGCCTGGAGGCGCGGGAACGGCGAGCCGCTATCCGTCGAGATGATGAAGCGCATCTGCTTCAAGGAAGTCCCGGCCAACTTCGATCCCTGCTTTAACGAGGCGATCGCCCGGGCGGCCGAACCCAACGGCTATCGCCACATCCACCTGGTACGCTGCAACGTGTTCGCCCAGCTGGCCAGCCGCGGTGTTGCCGAGCAACTGGACGCCTGGTCGCGGGATGAGACGGCGACCAAAACCGCCAGTCTCGTTCAACTCGAGCCGCTCGACGTGGACGACCTGATCCGCAAGTATTATCGGGGCGGCGAGTGTTGGGCTGCGCTGGAGCGGGACCTGCCCGGCTTTCTCACCGTCCGCAGCGAGGACGTGGCCAGCCGCGATTGCGCTCGCAGGCGCGTCGAGATCGTGCGCATCCTGGACTTCCTGGACATTCCGGCTGATCGGCTGGCCACCGTCGACGACATCCTGTCTGAGGACGGGGACAACACTGAAGCCCTGTGGTCGAAGGTGCCGAACATCGAAGCCTTGAGCCGGGCGCTGGCGCAAAGGGGCATCGGATGACCGATCTGGACCCGCTGGCCCTGGACGATCTCGAACTCGCCCCGCGCCCACATGCCATTTTCCCGTCGATGGAATCCGCGCACGTCGTCATCGTGATCCGGGCCGACGATCCCTATTCGTCATGCAGCGCCCGGGGGCTGAACGTCACCTCCATGATGACGGCCCGGGTTCTTCGCCAGAAGGGAGCTGATTGCGATATCTGGCATTGCCCGGATGCCCGGGAAGTGATGCTGAAGCTGCGGCGCGAGGAACCGCGCCAGCGCCGGCCGATCACGCACGTCGTCATCAATACGCCCGGCTTCGTCCCCCCGGACGCCTTCGGGGAACTGGCCACCACATGGCCCAACGTCCAGTTCGTCATGCTCAACCACACGGGCCTGGCGTATCTCTCCATCGACCCGGACGGCTGGCAGAACATCCGCGCCCTGCTCGACATGCAGGCCATGCTCGACAACGTCCATGTGGCCGGGAACAACCCGCGCTTCTGCGCCTCGATCAAGGCCGGGTTCGGCAAGCGGACGCTGCTTCTGCCCAACCTGTTCGACCTCGAGCAATTCAAGCCGCTGCGCCCCAAGCGCCGGTCCTATGCTCCATTGCGGATCGGGTCCTTCGCCGAGGGGCGGCCATGGAAGAACCAGCTGGCCGCGGCTCAGGGCGCGCTTTCCATCGCCCGCGCGCTGGGCGTCCCGCTGGAACTCTACGTCAACGATGAGCATCCCCACGACAATTGGGACCGCGTCGGACTCATCCGCGCAAGGCGCGAACTATTCCGCGGCTTGCCCTGGGCGACGCTCGTCCCCGTGACCTGGCAACCCTGGCACGCCTTCCTCCACACCGTCGAGGCGATGGACCTGATGCTCTATCCCTCGTTCGACGAGTCGTTCGGTATGGTCCCGGCCGATGGCATCGCCATGGGCGTCCCCTGCGTCACGGCGCCGTCGCTGGAATGGACGCCGCGGTCCTGGCAGGCGCTCGAGCCGTTCGACCCGGCCTCTATCGCCAGAACGGGTCTCAGGCTCCTTCGCCATCGGCGCTGCGCCCTGTGGTCCGGGCGCCGGGCCCTGAAGCGCTATGTCCATGCCGGCGCGCGCACGTGGCTGCGCTTCTTGGGTTCGGGACGCCGACTCAGCTAATCCAGTCAGACAGGAGACGCCCATGCCCAATCTCGCCCTTGGCCGCAAACCCCGGACCTTCAGACCCTCGATCCCGCATATGTCCGCGCTGATCTCCGGTCGAAAGCTGGCGCCGATCCCGACGTCGGCCGACTGGCTGACTGCGCTGCCGAGCGCCCTGGGGGTCATGGGTAACGATTCTTTGGGGGACTGCACGTGCGCCGGCTTGGGTCATGCAATCCAGGTCTGGAGCGGCAATGCCGAAGGGGCCGTCATCACCATCCCAGACAGTGACGTGCTCGAGATCTATGAGGACGCCTGCGGCTATGTGCCGGGCGATCCGTCCACGGACCAGGGCGGCGTCGAGCAGGATGTCCTGGCCTGGGCGCACAAGACCGGCATCCCCACGCCCGGAGGACCGGACAAGATCGCGGCCTTCGTCGAGATCGATGTCCGCAACCTCCATGACATCTGCCGGGGCATCAACGAGTTCGGCCTCGTCTATATCGGCTTCAACGTCCCGGCCTATCTCATGGCCAACGGCCCTCCGCAGGTCTGGGATGTGAACCCGGTCGGCGATCAGACCATCGTCGGGGGACATTGCGTCGTCCTGCCGTCGTATGTGTTCACCCTGGCGCCCAACGGCTACATCTCCGAGGCGACCTTCGGCCTGATCTCCTGGGGCGAGAAATTCGCCATGACGGCGGCGTTCTTCCGCGCCTTCGTCGACGAGGCCTACGCCGTCGCCGATGCGCACTGGATCGAAGCGACCGGCGTCGATCCGTTGGGCATGACCCTGGCGCAGCTCGAAGCGCAGATGAGGGCGCTGTGAAAGAGCTGCTGGCGGGAGTCGGGATCGCCATCCTGCTCCTGGCCATCAGCGCCGGATCCTCGTGTTCGTGGATCTGCAACGACTTCGGCCGGACGAACGACTGTCCCGCCTCGCACAAGACCAAGCCGCACAGAGCCTTGACGCCCGGCGAGGTCTAGGACTCCCATCGTCGCCACGTCAGACTTGGCCAATGGCCGATTCAGCCGAGGTATCTGTCGATTGCTCGGAAGCCGCCCAGGTCGTCGCCGAGATGCGTCTGTGGAACGGGCGCACGTCGGAGCTGCCGACGTTCCTGCGCGCCGAGTTCCTCGCCGTGTCGACGCTCCCGGCCGATGATCTGATGATCGTCGAGGTCGACAGCGGTAAGCGCGATATTGCGCTCCGGATGTCCGGCAGGCTCAGCGTCTTGATGGCCAATCTCCGCGCCCAGCGCGCCGCGCGAGACGGCCTGTGACCCTGATTGAGATTTGCGCCGTGGCCGGGGCAGTCGGCGGCGTCGTGTCGCCGACAGCCGTAGTGGTGGGCCTGATGGTCCAAGCGCGGTCTACCGAGAGGGTTCGGATCGCGGCAGAGGCGAAGCGCCAGACGGCCCTCGAAAAGGCTGACGCCAGCGTCCTGGCCATGGTGGAGGGCCAAACCGCGGCGCTCAGGGACCTGACGGCCCAGATGGCGCGGTCCAATGACGAGCGAGAGAAGCACGAGGTCGAATGCTCCGGGCGATGGGGCGCGGCCGACGCGAAGATGGAAGTATTGGTCGAGCGCGGCCGCGACGTCGTCGGCCTGGCGGAAAAGGTCGGGGCGTTCGGCGCCGACCAGGCCCACAACAAGGCCCTTCTGGAGCGCGGCCAGGGACGGTTCGACGAAGCGTTCCGCGCCCTGGGCAACCTGACCGAGGGCATAGGCGCGCTGCAGAAGGGGATGACGGCCATCGAGGACCGCCTTAGCACCGGGCGCCGCACCAAGCCGTAGACAGGACCATGCGCTTCAGGTCGGCGGCAACGTCGAGAGCCACGCCTGAACCCGCGCCTTGGCAGTATCGGCGTATTTCTTTCGACCCGAGGCCGGGACCGCCATGTACTGGCTGACCGCGTTCTGCATGGAGACGGCAGAGCGCCCCGTTGCACGGCTCGCCATGGCGGCCGCAGCCGACAGGGAGATACCGAAGAAGGCGCCGATCGCCACAAGCAGGATCTGCGCCGCCTGGATCCCGACGATATAGGCTGTCGGAATGCCGGGGATGTTCTCGACCAGCGAGAAGGCCTCGTTCAGCAAGCTGAGAAGCGCCTGGGCCGTGGAAGCAGCGCCCGTGGCCGATGTCAGCGCCGCGAAGGCTTGTTCCGCCGTCTCCACGTCACTGAGGACAGTATTCAGCTGCGTGGTGAGCGCCGGATCGAGCGTCTCGACGAGCGGTACGACCTTGGCCAACGCCGCGACGGCCGTGGCCGCATAGCCCTGGACATCGGCCAGGGCAGTTCCAGTCGAGCATCCGCCCAGCAGAAAGAGCGGCGCTGTGGCGAGCGCACCTAGCAACGCGGAGCGCCGGCTGGTGGGAAATCTCATGGGAAATCCTTTCAGAAAGGGAGGGGGAAGTGGTCAGGCCGCTGGCGCCGTGCCCGGGGCTGGTAGCGCGCCGCTTTTGGTCATGGCCTTCACGACCTCCGGCGGAATCGGCCCCTCGGGAGGCGCGGTGTAGAGCGCGACCTTGGCGGCCAGTTTCGCCTGGCTCGCGGGCGTGACGACGGCCCGCAGGATGGCCACAAACACGGACCACAGTGCGGCGACGGCCGCAATCGTGGTCGCCGGAATGCTGAAATGGATAGCCGCGGCGAGCGCGATGATGGCGGCGCCCAGGTTGGTGAAGATGACGGGCTCGCCGTCGATGAGCGCCAGCAGGCGTTGAAGGTAGGTCATTCTGGTCCCCCGATAGGTGCGAAAATGATGAGCGAGTGTCCGCTTCGACGGCGCGAATGTCCATCGCCGCGAAATTGGCCGTTCCAGGGGCGTCCGCGGCGCGCCTGCCGGGGCGCCCTCCGCGACCGCCCGTTGGAGCGTCGGAAAGGAAAGGGGCGCCCACGGCGCTTATTTCGGCGCGACGTCGAGATAAGCCTTTATGAAGGCGCACGCTGTTTCCGCGTCGAGAGCATCGCCATAACCGCGCAGTCGTCCCATACGCGCGGGAGACGCATCAACCAGCGGGCATGCGCCGGGTTCAACCGGGCGCCAACGGCCGTCTCGGCAGAAGAGCCAATCAGCGCCGGGCCCTGGTGGATCACTTGGTTGTTGAGCTGTTCGCCCTTCTTCTCCCCGCCACGGGACGCGAATGATTCCAAATTGGGCGTCCGATAGTCGCGTTCGCTCGGCGTCGCCCAACCGGTCAGACGCGACGTGTCCTCCAGATAGAGCACTACCGTGTTGTGGCCGTCTGATTTCCGGTACAGCCGCACCTTCTCCAGTGTGTCCGGAGACCTCGAACGGTTCTGCGTATCTGGCGTCGGCCAGCCCGCGAAGGCCACGACCTGCTCGAGCGTCACGGTCGCCTTGGAACCGTCTGGTCGTTGGCCAGACGCCGTCGTTCCAGGGGGCACGCTCTGCCCACCGCTCGGCGTCGTTGGCGTCGGCCACCCAGAGGAATCGTTGTCGGATGTGGTAAGCGCGGAAGCCCGCAGCCGATAGATCAGCCGCCCCGAAGGCGTAGCCGATGCCTTCCAGGTCAGCCGATACAAGATCGATCCAGGCATCTGCGTTCGCAACCTGTTCACCAAAGATGTTGCCAGGCCTGCGCTCGCCGATGAGCCGAAACCATGGCGGCCAAAGGTGGCGCGGGTCTTCGAAGCCTTGGCGCTTGCCGGCGGCGCTGAATGGCTGGCAGGGGCATGAACCGGTCCAAACAGGTCGGTCGTCTGGCCATCCGGCGCGTCGGAGGGCGTAACTCCAGACTCCGATGCCAGCGAAGAAGTGGCATTGGACAAAGCCATCGAGGTCGCTGGGCTGGACTTCCTGGATCGGTCTTTCATCGACGACCCCCGGAGCGATGGCGCCGGCTTCGATCAGGCTGCGGAGCCACGCCGCTTTCTTGCGGTCGTTCTCGTTGTACCACGCAGTCAATTCTTGACGTGCGCGTCGGCTTCGGCCTGCGCTTCCGCCGCCTCGGCCGAGCGCAGGATCGCATCGACCACGCCGCCGACGGATGGATAGAGGATGGCCAGGATCGGCCGGGGCGCCCGTACGCAGGTCATATGTTTGATGTGATAGCGGATGACGGCATGGAGCGCGCCCGAACAGATGACCTCTGGCGAGATGCCACGGCTCTCGGCGTGGGCGAGCATCAGGGAGACAGCCTGGTCGGTCGCGGCCGCCTCGGCTTGGTACTGGAGATCGCTCATTCGTCCGGGGCCGATGCGTTGCGGATGTCGACCACAGCATCGGCGATAGGATCCTCCAACTCAAGATACGTCCGGGTCCGCGCGAGGGCGCGGAAGGATTTGCGCACGTCGGCCGGCGCGGCCTGTTGCGCCCAGGCCATGAAATACATCGGGTCGTGCTCCGGGTTGACCTTCATCTTCTCGACGGCCGCGCGGTTGTAGGCGAGCGAGAGCGTGCGCTTCTGGTCCCCTGCATCGAAGGCCTGGAATTCGCCGCTCTCGATCAGGTCGTAGATTTGCCGGGCGATCGTCGGCCAGTCGGGCGCCCGCATGATGATCTCGCGCCACTCGACTACGGGCGCTTCCGCCCCATTGCCGCTTTTCGTCTCTTCCTGGATAGCCTCGGCCTCAGGCGTGCGGTGCGCCTCTCCCTCGTCCGCCGGACGGTCGCCAGGGAAGGCGTCCTCTTCATTCGCCTGTGGCTTGTCGATCTCGCCAGCGCTCGTAGCCTCGGACTGCGCTGGCTGGCCAGAGGCTTCCTCCGCTGAAACCTCCGACGCATCGGTCGCAGAGTCCGGCGTAGCGCTGTCCGCCTCCGCAGTGTGGGCAGCGCTCTCGGAAGGGTCCGGCTGAGGATCTTCGACCTCCGCCTCGACCTCATCGCCGACCACGGACTGGCGCAGTTCCTCGACGCGGAGACGCGCGGTCTCTTCGACCCACTGGCGATTTTCGTCGTCGAGGGCCTCGATCCATTTCTCGTCGCCCCGGAGAATATCGGCGATGTCCGCGCCGGTCTCCGCGTGACGCAGGGCCGTGACGAGGGCCGTGACAGCTTGGACCAGTTCAGGCCCCTCTTCAGCGACTCCCGCTGCTTTGGCGCTCTCCGCCTCCGCCTTCGGCGCATTCAGGCGAGCCGCGAGGCCCGATGTCTGGCGCCCGTTATCGCGAGCCGGAAGGACTTCGAAATCCCTGACCTCTTCGGCGATGGACGTTCCGCGCAGGACATCGGCCGCCCCGTCCCGACAGGCGAATCCCCGGGCGCGCATCTGGAGCATCCGCCTCTTCGCGGTCTGCCAGGGGCCGTCCTTGGACCAGAGTTTCGCCTCCTTGGCCTGAAACACCGAGAACGTCCGCTCGATCTCTTCGCCGTCTGGGCGCGTCACCCGGCAATGAGCGGTCATGTCGTCCGGGTAGGCGTCGCTCTCGTTGGCGAGCCACTCCTTGATCTTGAAGCGGTGTGCATAGAGCAACGCCGGGATGGCGTCCCCCCAGATCGTCAGCTGGTTGTTCACCATGTAGAAAGCGCGGATCGCCTGCATGGGCGGGAAGCCGAGTTCGGCGCCGGTGAGGATCGCCACCGTGCATTTCTCGGCGGTGTTCAGCGTCTTGGGCGCCAGATCGGCCCGGGCGATGGCGGTCCCCAGCCGGAAGGCGTCCTCGAGCGACCGCGGAAGGATGGCGGCCAGTTCGGCCCCGGCCATGAGCGGCTGCGCGGGCCGAACGGCGACTTCCTTGCGGTCTTCAGTTGCGGGTTGGTTGGTCATATCGCGGCCTCAGCCTCCATCATTTGCAGTTTCCGTTCGATCTTCGAGCGCTGCCAAGGCGGCATCTCGACGAATTCGGCGTCGCGCTGGTTGCCGCCCGGCCCTGGCCAATGGCCCTCGTCCATGCATCGCTTCATGAGCCGTAGCGACGCAGCGACCTGCCGGTCTCCCAATTCGATATCGGCCGGCTTCAGGGTGCGCACCCGGCAGCAATAGGGCGGCTTGGTCTCGACGAACACCGTGGAGAAGGATTGCATCTCCATGCCGAGGATCTGTTTGAAGGCGCGGGCGATCATCGCCGCCTGCATGTTGATCCCGGTATCGCCGATGGCCTTTTCGATCCATTCGTCAGTCACGGACGCGGCGGTTTTCAGATCGGTGACATCGGCGCTGTCGTTGGGCAGCGAGTCGGGCCTGACCTTCAGCCAGATCCCGGTTTCCTCGTCCAGACAGATCATCGTGTGTTCGATCAGCCCCCCGAGGGCGCCGTTCCGAACCAGGGCGTTCTGCGCCAGACTGGCGGCCATGCCGTCGATGGCCTCGGTATGCTTGGGCTCGATGACCTGCATGCCTTCAACTTGTTTCTCAGCCCGCCACGCCTTCGCTTCCTTCGTCCGCCAGGAGTCGAACTTGTCGGGGCGCACGACGAAATGCTCTTCGAAATAGCGCTGGCCCAGGATCAGGTGATGCGCAGCTTGGCCCAGGATCATCGCCTCGCTGGGATCGTCCTCTTCCCGGTTCGGGTTCAGATAGAGCTTCAGATAAGCATGCGCCGGGCTGTCTTCGAAGATCGTGTGGAGAACTGATCGGGAGGCGCTGGGCGTCGCGGTGAGTTGGCCATGATATACGTCCATTCCGACGTCCGAATAGACGCCCGGGGCATTCAGAGGCCGATGGCGGAAGGGGATGATGTCCATGGTCACTCTGCGGCTTGCTGAAGCGCGACGCGGCCGTCTTCGATGACGATCACCCCCGCACGGCCCGAGGCAACCGTCTCGATCCAAACCTGCAGGTCCTCGGTCGCGGCGAATTGCGCCAGAAGCGCCATGCTGTCGTTGTCGAGCAGGGAGCCGTCGCGCACCCGGATGATCCGGAGCTTCGGGTTCATGGCCGCAGCGATGGCGATGGAAACGCGCAACTGCTCGGCGTCCGACGCCTGATCAAGCGGAAGGCCATTGAAGGTCACGCCGTCCTCGGAAAGCCCAAGGCCATCGACCGGCAACTTCGCCTGAGCGATGGCCTCGGTCCTGATTCGTTCTCTGTTCGCCATCTGTTCGGTGAGCAGTCTGGATTTGGCCTCCAGTTCGGCCGCCTCTTCCTCCAGGCCGACCTTGGCGAGCCGCGATCCCTCGACGGCGTTGAACCGACGCGCCTTGTCGATCTCCGCGCTGAGGGCCTGCGTGTCGATAGGGTCGTCGAGGGGCTTGGCGTTGGATACAGCCTCGTTTCGCTTGCCGACCCGGGCCTGGAGTTCATCCACCTCTTTCGCCAGAGAAGCGGCCTGCGCAAGCAGATCGTCCGCCCTGTCGCGTTTCTCATCGGCCAGATTGACCAGAGCCAGTGTGTCACGCTCATAGGAAAGCCGTTGCTCCCGGAGCGTGGCGATCTTGGCATTGTGGTCGCTGGCGCCCGTCAGTCTGGCGAGCAGATCATCGAGCGGCGCGGACGGCTCTTCGATCTCCGCTAGGGTGATCGCGGCCGCCCTGGCCTTCGTGCTTTCAGCCTGGCGGTTGATGTCGCGCCGGTTGTCGAAATCGGCCTTGTTGGATTGGGCGATGGCGTCGAAGTCCACACCCGGGACAAGCCGCTGGAGGTCGCGAAGCTGGTCCTTGCCGTCCTTCTGCATGAAGTCGAGCGGATCGAATGTAAGAGAACCGACGAGGCCGTTCAGGATTTCCTGCGGCTTGGGATAGCGCGCGCCATCCTCGCTCTCGACAACGAGGGAGGTGGTGAAGCCGCCATCTTCCTGGGCGTTGAACGTGCGCCGGATCTTGAGCTGGCCCATGTCCAGGCGGATCACGGCCCTTTCCTCGCCGGCCCGGATCGGCCGCGTCGGAATCCGGCGCTCGCCGGCCAGGGCATAGAAGATGGAATCGAGGATCGAGGTCTTTCCGGCCCCGTTCTTGCCCGTGATCTCGACGATGTTGCCCTCAGGCGTGATCTCCACCGCCGACAAACGCTTCACGTTCTCGGCTTCGAGCCGGATGATTTTCATGGGATCGCCTTGGAATCGTCGAGGTCCGAAAAGTGTGGGCTCAAATAATTCCGTTGGCAAGCAGGATTGCATGAGACGGTGGCCTATGGGATGTCTATTTCACGCCGACTCATGACCAAGCCGCTCATCAATCCTCACCCGGAAGTGGCCGCTCTAGCTGACCATTGCTTCCGTGCGGGCGTGAATGTTCCGGACGTTCTGAGGCGCGCCAAGGTCGCCCCCTCGACCTGGATGCGCTGGCGTCGCGGAATGTCTCACTCGTCCTCGACGATGTTCGCCCTCAGAGCGGCGCTCGCCGAAATCATCAAGGAGAACGAATCCCATGCCCAAGCCGACTGAACTTTCCAACCAGCCCTCTGACGACCAGGTCCGGACTTACATGAACGGGATGATCGAACTGATCGTCGAGCGCGAGGAACTGAACGCCAAGATCGGCGGCTTCCGGAAGCTAGCCAAGGCCCAAGGCGTCGAACTCAAGCGCGCCGACAACATCATCAAGATGCTGGATTGGGAGCCCGAAGAGATCAAAGCTGCCTTCGCCGCCGACCGGCGATATGCGGAAATCATGGGGATGCCCGTCGGTACTCAACTGGACCTCTTCGACGGATCGGCGGACACGGCGGCCGACGTCAAGGAAAAGATGAAGTGGCGCGCCCGCGGCCGTATGCTGGGCCTGGCGGGAAAGGGGGACGCGACCGAGGCGCCCGAGGGTTGCCCCCCCGAATGCTGCCAGGCCTTCGCCGAAGGCTGGGAGGACGGCCAGGATGAGACGCAACAGGCTTTCCTGCGCATTCAGGGCGAGAAAGACGGGAAGGTCACGCCGATCAAGAAGGGCGCGAGGGCCAAGGCAGACGAAAAAACCGAGGATCCGCTTCTCAACTGAGATGCGCGAGATTGAGCCTCTGACAGCCAAAACGGCGCGCGCCACGTGGGCCTATGACCCGGAGACAGGCATTCTCAGGTGGCGCATCCGGCCAGCACCATGTGTTCGGGTCGGCGACATCGCCGGAAGCGTGAATAGCAACGGCTATTTGAAGGTCGACTTTCGTGGCCGTACATATGCCGCTCATCGATTGGCGTTTCTGATAGCCGAGGCCCGATGGCCGCGCGGCGATCTGGACCATCGCGACCTGGTCAAGTCGAACAATCGTCGGGACAATCGGCGCGAGGCGACGCGGTCGCAGAACGTCGCCAACGTCGGGCTGCGCCTCGATAACTCTAGCGGATTTCGGGGCGTCACGCGGCGAAGGTCCGGGTCGCGACCATGGCGTGCCGTCCATGTAGTCGACGGCGTTCGCCACAGCTTGGGCGATTTTTCCACTGCGGAGGAAGCAGGGGCGGCCTACGCCGCTTTCGTCGCCGAGCATCGCGGAGAATTCGCGCGGTGCAAATAATCGGCTGGGATCTCGGGAGCCACCTTTGCGGCTGGGCAGTCACCGACTGCGAGCACCTTCCTGCCGCCGGCGCCTTCGAATTGGATCGGTGCACTCCAGACACAATCGGCGACATGGGCGCTCAATTCAGCCGGCGCGTCATGGAGATTCACGAACGGTTTCCAGGCTCGACCCATTGGGTCAGCGAGCGCCCGCTGCTGACGCCCACTGACCTTAGATTCACCGTCGAGAGGCTCTGCGGCCTTTCGATTCTGCTCCAGACCATCGGTCGCAAGCTGGGGCTGGAATGCGCCATGGTCGAGCCGAGGACGGCCAAGGCGGAATGGGCTGGCCGAAACGCCTCAAAAGACGAGATGATCGCCATCGCGGTCCGGATGGGGATTCAACTGCCAAAGGCAAAGGCAAACGGTCGCGAGGACGCCGCCGACGCTTGTGCCGTCGCCAAAGTTGGGGTCCGCCTCTTCGCCCGGCAACACCTGACGCGCTGGGACCAAGCGATCTACCGACGCCAGGGAGGGTTGATCTAGCGCGACATCCAGTCCGCCACGCGCCGCAGATCGGACGGTGAATAGTCGCGCTTGATGTTGTTGCAGCGCCAGCAGATCATCCGGACGTTTTCGCGCTCGTAGCCTCTGTCATTGTCGAAGCGGTCTATGCTCGGGCTGTCATTTCTCTTCTGGCCCGAGCCGGTCGATCCCGTGCAAAAGGTCACGCCGCAACACTCGCAGTTAGGCTGCGCGCGAAGCCACTCTTCGACAGCCTTCGGCGACAGCCATTCTGGCTTTGGCCAACCGCGGTCGCGACACCTCATATAGATTCCGGAGGCCATGCTGTTCGCCTTGACCTTCAGCGGCACGCGGGCCTGTCGTGCCCGCTCTACAGCGCGTTGGCGGTCGCCGTGCGCCGTCTGGTAGAGTGCGCGACGCCTAGTCGCGATCCGTTCTGAGTTTTTGCGCCTCCACGCCGTCAATGTGGCTCGCGAACAAATCCGGCATTTGCTCGTCAGCCCGCGTCGGCACACCCGGCTGGGCGCGAAGAATTCTGACGTGTGCGGGTTGGGGGTCTGGCATTGGCTGCATACTTGAATTGGAGGCGAGGGAGCCATCATGCTTGCCTACCTCATTTCCCCACGAATGCCAGTTTTCCCTGTTCGACCGCGCAAATAATTCCAAGTACGGTCCGCCGACGAGCGCCTCGAGACGATCATATTGCTGATGCGGCTTGGCGGAGTGAGCGCCGCGCGGACAGTAGATCAGTTGCTCGACGCCCTTCGAGAGCCGGGGCGGTGAACCGCGACCAAAAAGAAAGGTGATCTCGGCCTGCTTTCGGAACCAATATCCCATGGAAAGGTTCGGGCGCTTGCCGCGGCGGTCCTTCACCCAGACAGGCCCGAGGGTGCGGTAACTGAACCCCCACGCTTGCCCTAGGGCGAGTGCTTGCGGGACCATGGCGTCCAACACCCACATGACGAGGACGCAGTCTGACGCAGCCACCTCGGCCACGCTGAGGGCCTTCAGCATCGGCATCGGGACGACGCGGTAATGCTGGACGGCCGCGCGCTGCGGGATCGCGCCGGCGCTCTGATAGGTTCTGAACGCCCATGGTGGATCGGCCAGGATGCAGCGAAAGCCGCCTTCTACGCGGGGGAGGGGGCCGAAGAGGGCCTCAAGCGCCAAGTCCGCTCTTTCTCGCCGAGCTTCGCCCCCGAGCCGCCTGCTTTCGAGCGCTGCACTTTCTGCGCCGAGAGAAGTTCCTTCAGACATTGGCTGGCGCTCCGGTTGTCGACGCCGATGGCCCGGGCCACCTCGCTCGTCCGCAGCGGCCGGCTGGCCTTTGACAGCGCCTCGAGCGCGCGCTGTTCACGTGTCGGACCCGTTCTTGGAGCCACCGGAGTTCGCCTCGCACCCCTCGTATCGGTATCGACGTAGAACATCTGGCCAGAGTCGGCAATCCGGGGCGCCGGGAGGGGGGCCCCAATGGCCTCTATCCCAATCCTTGCGCAACTTCGTGCGCCAGCGGTCCATGGTCGACGTCTGCCGAGCCACGCCGGGCCATTCGTAGGTTCCGATGGCATGGCGGTTGCCGCCGGCCGGGGCGATGTAGGTCTCGTTTTCCCAGACGATGGGCTCGCCCTCGATGCACGGCTCGTCCGGCGGTTCCTCGACCTTGGGAAGGCGCCCGTCGGCGTACTGCCAGCGACCCTCGTCGATCGCCCTGGCCGGTGACATGGCATAGCGGCCGGCGTCCTTGGTCTGATCGTTCGTCTTGACGAACCGCAGCATCGCCTCGGTCACCACGGCAGGGTCGTGGCCATCCTCGGCGGCGTCCCGGAGGGCGTAAACGATCTTCATCGGGTCGTCGCGGCAGCGTTTCTGAGCCGCCTCGGTCGATGCATCGAAGATCCTGGCGGCGAGATTTCGGAGGTCCGGCGACGAGGCGTCCGGGATTTTCAGCTTCAAACTCGGCCTCGCGCGCGGCGGAGTAGAATCCTTCCTTCCTTCCTTAAGACTCTCTTCTAAGGAAGAAGAAAGAGAGTCTGTTCTTATAGGCGCCGCAAATGTTGCGGTCTCGAGACCACTCGCAGCATTTGCGGCGCGCTCTGTGGATGCAGGATTTGCAGTTAGTCCACTCGCAAATTTCGCAGGGGACTCGACCTCGAATTCGCTGGGAACCGACTGACCATTTCGGCGCTCGAGGATGCCGGGATCGCCTGGAGGGGGTGCGTTGGCATCCTCGTCGCGGCCGTTCGGGAAGATGGTAACCGGCGAGAAGTTGATCTCGATCAGGTCGGAAAGACGCCCTTGGCCACGAACGCGTTTGGTGCGCTTGATCAGTTTCCGCTCTTCGAGGTCGGTCAGCGCCGTAAAGACCGTTCTCTCGCAGAGATTGCAACCCTCCGCGATGGCGCTTTGCGCGGCCCAGCATCGACCATGAGTACCGGCGAGTTCGCAGAGATAGAGAAGGACCAGGAGAGACGTGTATTTGTCTACGCGCTGCGCCCACGCCCATGCCGTAGCTTGTCCGCTCATACCATTCTCCCCCTCGGTGGTGGCTCGCTGGACCGGACGGCGTTCCAGGCGATATCGATCCAGACCTTGGCCGAGCGCGACGTGCTGCCGGCGCGGACCTTCCCTGGGATGATCTCGAGTTCCTTGGACGAGCAGCGCCGGTCCCATTCGTACCAGGCCGCGTCGTCGGACTTGGCCGGCTCCTTCTCGCGCTGCGCATAGAAGGCGTCGCGGAAGGGAAAGATGATGGCGTCGGCGCAGTTCTCGATGATGCTGGAGTCGCGTAGGTCGCCCATCTGCGGTCGCTTGTCGTCGCGCCTGCGGTTTTCCCGGTTCAGGTGCGCAAGGGCCATGATGTGGATATCCAGGTCGTCGGCCACGCCCGCCAGGTCGATCACGATATTGGATTGCTCGCTGTAGCGGTCGCCGCGTTTGCCGTCTGGCCGCATCAGGGTGAGGTTGTCGAGGATCAGAAGGCCCGGCCGGATCCCGGCGCGCGCCCATTTCGAAATGACCCGTCTGGCGATCGAGCGCAGGTTCGAGGGTTTCAGCCCGGAGCGTTTGAGCATCTCGATCGGCCACCCAGCGAAGATGTCCCGGGCGTGGCGGAGCATTCCTCTCTGTTCCGCGGTGACCGTCCGGTTTCGCATGGCCTGGAAGGTCGGGAAGTCGGGCCCGAAGAGCGCATAGCCGATGTCGGCGAGGTGCCGGTGTGTCAGCTGCCCGACAGTCATTTCGCCGCTCAACTCGAGCACGCCGAATGGCTGACCCTCGCCGATGGATTTGAGATAGGCCTCGCCGGTCTCGAAGGCGTCCGTATGATAGATCTCGACCTCGCGCCACCACGCTGGGGCAGCGACCCGATTGGCAATCGAGCAGGCCAGGGCGCTCTTCCCCATACTCGAATCGCCGCCCATGATCGTCATCTCTTTGGGAAGCAGGAAGCCGATCTGAGTGTGAAGTGGCTCGATGCCGCAATGGGCGCCGACAGGCTTCGACACGTCGTCGATATCGGCCAGGACGGCGTCTGCGGCTTCTTGGGCGCCAACAGGGGACAACCTGGGGTCGACGCGCGAGAGATCGGTGATCTGGCGCTCGGCCTCTTCGATCAGGGCGTCCGTGGTGAGGCGTCCTGTCTCTCCCGTTTCCGGAGCTTGGGCCAGCCGGATGATATCCCTGGCCGTGGCGATCAGCGACCGGCGGATGGCGAGCCCCTGGATCAGCCGGGCGTAATGTTCGGCCTCCCGCGCGGGCGGCGCATGTTCGATGAGGGCCAGGAAGTATTTGCGGCCGCCCAGTTCCCTGTAGGCGGGATCGCGCCTGAGGGCCTCGCCCACCGAGATCGGCTCGACGGCGCCGCTGTCGGCGATTTCCTCGCATATCGTCGTGAACAGGCGACCATGGAACGGCTCGAAGAACGAGGCCGCGTCGAGCTGCGTCTCGAGTTCGTGCAGCGCGTCATTGTCGCAGAGCAGGATCCCGAGAAGGGATTGTTCGGCCTCGATGTTGGCGGGCTGCTCGTCATTCGCGACGTCCGGAGAGCTGCGAAGATCGAGCATGCTCATAAGCGCCATGCTGTCTCCGCTTGGCAGTGCGGGCAGCCTCGGCTAGGGTGAATGAAGCCAAACAAGGCGGTCGCGTTCCCTCCGTGGCTGGTCCCTCCGGCTACGAGACGGGAGATAAGCCGACAATCTTGGGCCGGGTGCGGAGTGTCGAGGCTCCCCCCGGCCGGCCGTCCTTCAATAGAACCGGGAATCAGGGCGACGCAAGGGCGCCATTCGCGCGCGAGCGAACGTCCGCGCCCAGACCTGGTTCCAAGACGCTAAATGTAGCGTGGGAGTGGGGATCCGAACCGCTAGGGGTGGTGGAGCACCGCTCGAAAAAAAACTGCGGCGGTTTTGATCACCGCCGGCGCGGCCGGTTCTTGGCCTCGTCTGCTTTCTCCCTGGCCGTGAGGCGAAGAGCGCTCTTCAGAAGCGAACCGGGCGCAGGCCGAGTCGGGCCGAACTGGACCGCGTAGCGCGACGGCGCCGGGCGAGTGGGCGCTGCAGGTTTGGGCGTCTTCGGACGTTTCGACATCGGCGCGCCTTTCAGCTTGCGACCGCTGCGGATCTTCGATGGCTTGCGAGGGGCGAACGCCGCTTTCTTCCAGAGCGCCTTGATATGCGAGCGCACGGCCGCGTCCTTCGACGTCTTGGCCTTGTGGCACGGGATGCAGAGCGGCCTGCACGCCTCGTCAGTGTCGGGTCCCCCGACCCAGAGGCTCGAGTCGTGATCTATCTCGAAGGCGCCTTCGATCTTTTTGCCGCAGGCGCACCTGCCGTCATAGGCCAGGAAGATTCGGGCGCGCCTGGCGGCGTCCATGGGGCCGCGCGGGGTGGCGCCTGTCATCGCCCCCTGACCTTCAGCGCCCGATCGATCAACTCAGCGACGGCGGCCGTGATCGTGACGCCGCTTTCCCTGGCGTAGGCCCTGAGCCGGTCGCCCAGATCGCGTGGGATCCGCATCGGGATGTTGTCTACCTCGTAAGGCGTCTTGGGTCTGGCCATCAGTCCGGCTTGCCAGCTAGGCCGCAATAGCCGCCAGCGGGAAGGGGTGCCTTGATCTCGACATAGCCGTTTTCGTCCGGCTCCGAGTTGGTGACGGACCAGCCCTTCCAATGATCGAAAAGCACGTTGGGATGGACGCGCTGCGGCCCCATCACTTCATCTGTTCGCCACGCCATGCAGTCGGAGCCGATGCAGCGCGGCGCGCCCTCCATTGCCATATGGAGCGGCGGCCGATTGACGGCCACCGTGAAAATATCACCATCTGCAGTGCGCGCTTTGCCCGGCTGCCGCGCGAACGGACACCATTTGGTCTTAGCTTCGTCTTCGGTCATGGGCGTTTCCTTTGGCGTTGAAACTGGCGCGCCTGAATGCGAGCTGTGATCAGTTGCGCGGCCAGCTCGCACGCAGCCAGGGCGTGCGGCCAATCGTCATGCTTGATGCAGGTATCGAGCGCGCGCTGATAGACGCCAAGTGTGTTCCTTTGCGCGGCGTCGTCTAGACGCGCCGTCCGGTAATAGACGGCGCCCTGGCTGGAGGAATAGACGCGCTGCTCAGTCATCATCGTGGCCGCTGGGAAGCGGACGGCCAGTCTGGCCGATCCATGCGATACGGAACACCTCCGAGATATCGAAATCGTCAAAGGCAGCCTCGACCGGCGAGCGGTCCGACAAGGCGTCGACGCCTTGCGCAAGACGGGCGAAGAATTCGCAATCGGGCATTTGGGAGTCTCCTGGTTAAGGGCGCGCCAAGTGGCGCTAGCCTAGCGGCGCATTCGGCGGAAGTTTTCGGCGTTTCGCTCTTCGATGGCGACGAGCTGAGCCTCGACGTCCGGCTGAGCCAGATAGTCGGCCCGTTGCTGGTTCTCGCGGATCGCCGCCGTGAGCCGATCAGCGAGAGCGGCCTCGTCAGTCGTGATCGAGAACACATGCGAATAGGTCTGGAAATTGCCGAAGAAATGGACTGTGCCGGGCACAAAGGCAGCCTTCCCGTCGAATCCTTCGGGATCGAGGCTGACGAAGTTGCCGTAGCGCTCAAAGGTCCGGTCGAGCGGGTCGCTGGCCAGCCGATCAAACAGCGCCTCGATGGGAAGAGTGCGTCCTCCGCCATTCGAGTTGATAATCGTCGTCATTTGTCGGTTTCCTTCTAAGAGGCGCGCCTGAGGCGCTGACAGTTATTGATATCAAATTGATCGAGCCATGCAAGTCTTTTATGCGCACTCGCCGTCGTTAAATCCTTCCGGGCGAAAGCCGGTCTCGAGCGCCTCGATAGCGACGCTGATCGGCCCGGAGATCGGCCGGCGATCACGTTCCATCTCGCGCACGAGCTGGGCGCCGCGGCCGGTCAGCCGCAGTGCATCGGCAAGCAAGCCCTGCGACCAGCCGAGACGATGCCTGGCGGCTATCAGGTCGGATCCAGTCTGGATCATCGGGACTCCTCAGGTGATCTTGCGCGCGGGCATTATGCGCGCGTGCGCGGCCGAGGGACAACGGCAGAATTTACAGTCACCATTTCGGGCTCAGGTTGATCGCGCCAGCTGGCCACCGGGCGTTCAAGCGGGCGACAGCTTCGCGCTGGCCCACGTTCACCGGCTGGCCAGACTGGACGGTCAGCTTTGGCGTCGAGGCCTGCCAGCCCGCGTTCTGGATCGACTGGCGCGCATAGTCGTCGACAAAGTAAGGCGCGCCTCTCACGAGATGGCCCGCGGCAACACGGGATGCGTTTGCGCCCACGGGGCAGCTTGCCCATAGGGCACGACATCGCCGCCCCAGACCTTGCCGACCGCCCGCGATCTCGCGCAGGCGGTCTTGCCGGCCGCATAGGCGGAATCGACGTCCGCCGCCTCAACGTCCCCGGACCATGCGCTCGCGCGGCCTCTCGGGGTTCCGTACTGAATCGTCACATGAAAGCGCGACATCGGTTCGACTCCTGTTAGGTCTGGCGTTCAAGGGAACCGCCGGCCCGGGGGTGCTAGGTCAAAGTGACCGGGCCAGCGGCTCTTTTCAGCGTCAGACTCCTTTGCTGGCTAGGTGGAAAGGGCGGATTCGGTTCGCGCCAGATAGCAGCGGGCGAGCGCATAGGCTGTCCGGTCGGCGCAATCCCAGGCCTGCGTCCGGCGCACATGAAGTTGCGACGGCGTCTGGCTTTCCCACCATGAGCGCTCGGCTCTGGCGAAAGCCGGGCTCAGGGATTCGGTAAGCGACTGGAACGCCGCGATATCGGCGTCAGTCGGAACCTTATTCCAGTGGAACTCGAGGGGCGTGGTCATTGATCGGATCTCCGGATCAAGGCGCGCCACTGGCGCTGATGGATTATTGATATCAGAAACGAGCGAACGCGCAAGCCTTTTCAGGTCAGCGTCTGGAGGAAAGCTGCGAGCGCGTCGACGTTCGCCATGGCATGGCCCAGCCAGTGGAGCGCCCAAAGGGCCGCGGCGATGGAAAGGCCTGCGGGAATGAGGCGAGAGATCACGGCGCCAACTCAGCGCGAGCTGTCGCCGCGTCGTCTTCGCATCCGCAATCGAATTGTGACCAGACACCGGCCATCTGGCGCTTGGCGCGCTGGACAGCCAGATCCGCGACAGAGGCGCGCAAGGCGACGTCGACCGGCTGGCCATGATCGAGCCGGTCCAGAAGCAAATCCTCCAGCTCGATCCAGTAGCCGAGCGGCCGCGGCGACTGTGACCGCGCATAACGGCCAAGCAAGCGCCACGCGACATAGTCGAGATTGGGAGTCGTGGATCGAATGGTCATGGTCTGGGGTCCTCGTGAAAGGCGAGCCTGAGGCTCAGAAACGATTGAGGCGAACGCGGCGTGAAACGTAGCGGCCGGGCGACGTCCGGTCATACCCGGACAGAATGGCGAAGCCTTCCTCAGCATCGCCGGCGGCGAAAGCCTCTGCGGCGCACTCGGCTCGATGCTCGGCCTGAGACGCATAGAGGTCAGCCTCGCGACGTGAACGCTCAGCGATGCGCTTCGCCTTGTCAGCTTCCTTGTCTACGCCATAGGCGACGCCAGATGCACATTGCGTCACGCCGCGCGAGGCGAGGAAAGCGGCGATTTCGTCTCTGTCGGACATCGGTCTGATCCCTGGGGCGAGCCTGCGGCTCTGACAGATGATTAGTCGCAAATTTCGCAGGGAAGGTCAAGTCTATTCGGCAGGAAGTGCACCGCGCACCGAGCCATGCAAGAGGAAGAGACCGCGCGCGAGCGGAAGATATCAAGCCCGGTGCGCGGTAATACCAATATCGGCCGGTAATACGGAAACTGAGCGGGTAATACCTTGCGCTGAGCGCCAATGGTAATACGCTGCGCGGATGTCAAAGGTCGTCAAATCGTTCAAGGTCGATTCCGCCGCTTGGTCGGCGTTCGCTGAGGCTTGCCAGAAGCAGGGTCGGGCACCGTCCGCAGTTATCGCGGCCTTTGTGGAAAAGCGGCCAGTCGCGACGAAAGCGGCATCGGCGGATTCGGCGTCGCCGCCTGCGGCGTCGCCAGCACAGAAACCGGCCGCACCGCCCAAGCCAGCGGCAGCGCCAGGCCGGACGGTCACGGTCGCCCAGCCGACGCCTGCAGGATCCACACGAGCGATGGCTCAGCCTCGCGCCAATCCACCGCGCACGGTCGACGCGGCGACGCTGGCCAGCATGCCGATGTGGCAACGCAAGATCTTCGGTCACGTCGACTGAGACACAGACCGCGTGCAAACATAGTTGCATGACGCTCGACCCCGTGCGACGCTGATCGCCATGGTTGACTCGACGCAATCCTGGCCCGCGCTACACGTGCGCAAGGTCGCAGTCGGCGAGCTGACCGCATCCCCGGACAATGCCAGGCGGCATGACGAGTCGCAGCTGGCGCGGATCGCCGCGTCCATAGAGCGCTATGGGTTCACCGCCCCGATCCTGGCTGACGAGTCGGGCGTGGTGATCGCCGGCCATGCGCGCCTGGCGGCCGCGTTGCGCCTGGGACTGGACAGCGTTCCCGTCGCCTACGCCACAGGCTGGACCGACGAACAACGCCGGGCATACGCGCTGGCTGACAATCGCCTCGCCGAACTCAGCTCATGGGATGAGGCGACGCTCGCGACAGAGCTCGCAGCGCTGGCCTCGCTCGGCGAAGACCTCGCATCCATCGGCTTCGATGCGGAAGACCTCTCACGCCTCACGGGAGACGCCGGTAGCGAGGCTCAGTTTACTGAGATCGCTACCCACCCCATAGGCGACCGATTTTGGCTCTCCATCCGCGGCCCAATTTCCTTGCAGAGCCTCTTTCTGTCGGCGTTCAAGGCAGCCGCTGCGGGCAATCCGGACATTGAGATCGACATTGGGAGCGTTCAGCTTGAGTAGGTCCAGGGATGGCGCCGACCTCGATTCCAAGGAGGGGGCCGCCCTTCATGTGAACGGGGGAGGGGGTATGGTCCCAAAAATCGCGGTATTATGGCGCAAACGCCGGAAGCGGAATCCGGCCCTCCGCGCCATGTCTCCAGGGAACGATCCTAGGAGGCGCGCCGTGAGGGCGCTACTCGCGCCAGGGCTTTGTAAGCCAGCGGAAAAAGGCAAACGCGCCCTTCGACGCGCGCTCTATGGTCTTTGTGTAATTGTATTCCTCGCCGCCTGCCAGAATAAACGTTCGGTCGTATTCACTATAGACAGTGCAGAAACCAGTCACGTGGTTGTTGCTGAAAATATCGCTGAATCTCACATACCCATGGAACACAAAGTGCTTATTAGCGCCGCTCTTAAAGATGGCGTCCAGGAGCACGTCGGCCGGGAATTGTTGGGACTGGTAGACGACCGATTTCTCGCCAGCCGGGATGACTACTCCATAGGGAAGTTCCATTCCATTCCCGGCGTTCGGATCGAGCGCGGCTGGAAGAAGCTCATCCATGAGCGCGATTTGGTCCATTCTTTCGTGGATAAAGGCCGGTGTGCGGCCGACGTTGCGAAAGCGGAAATCGAGGCGGCTCAACTTCACCTGTCTGGAGGGCTTTTCGCCTTCGGTGATCTCCTCGATGGCTGGATCGACGATTTCCAGCGCGAGGAACGGCCGCTCCAATTCGGTCAACGCCCGTTCGGCAACCCGCACGGATCGGCTGATATGGCGCGTCTGAACCACCAAGATGATCCATTGCAGGAAAGCGGCGAGGGCCAAGGCCCCTGTCAGATAGAGAAGATACCACTGGGTCTTCGCTTCATCCTGGCCTGCCTTGGCTATATCGGCGGCTTCTTTCTTGCTCTCTGGGGTTTGGGTGAGCGTGACAAAGGCCGGTTGCTCTTTGGAGCCGCGCTCGTCGGCCTGGGCACGTTGGGCGCCCTTAGCGGGATTGGCGTGTGGACTCTGGTCGCTTGGTGCGGCTGAGAACGCGCAACAGACGCACGCGGCGAAAATCAGTCCGGCTCGTGCAACCGCACGGTGTTGATGCCGAGCGCCTTCATGGCCGCGAAGAGGAACCATGCGGGAAACGCTCCCCGGTTGATCTTTATCTGAACTGACGCCTCCGTTTCCGGTAGGCCCATCTCAGTCAGGCGTCGAGCTAGCTCGGCATGTTTCACGCCAGCGTGGACCATCGACGCCTTCAGATGGCGCTTGGCCGTTTCCGACCATTCCTCGCTCTTTGCAGACACGTTAGCTTTCCATTCTTCTGACCGAAATCAATCATATCTGTTTGTTTTTCCCTTGCAAGTGATCGCCTAAAATCATACACTTCTGATTGTAGAGCAATCAGATGTGATCGATGCCCAAGCCAACCGGCCAGCATTTCCTCCTTTCCCGGCAAGCCAAGACGCTCTCTCTGGCGACGGTGTTCCGCATGTCGGACGAAGAAGCCGAAATGGCCTTCCGAAAGGTGCGCTGGGGCGAGACTGACGGCGAGCCGGTTTGCCCTGCCTGCGGGGGCTTAGATGCCTATGATTGCCGGCGCCCGAACGGCGCGCCCCGCTGGGAATGCCGCGAGTGCAAGAAGCACTTCAGCGTCACCTCGGGGACGCTGTTCGCGTCGCACAAGCTCCCGCTGCGATCCTACCTCGCGGCCATCGCGATCTTCTGTAATGAGGTGAAGGGCAAGTCGATGCTCGCCATGAGCCGCGACCTGGGCATGAGCTACAAGGCGGCGTTCGTGCTCTGCCACAAGATGCGCGAAGCCATGGCGGCCGAATTGAGCGGGCGCGTGGTCGGCGGCGAGGGCAAGGAAGCTGAGGTCGATGGCGGCTATTTTGGCGGCTACGTGAAGCCTGCCAATCGCGTCGAAGATCGCGTCGACCGCCGGCTATCCGAGAACCGGACCGGCAAGCGCAAGGTCGTGGTGATCATTCGCGAGCGCGGCGGCGACAGCCTCCCGGCGGTGTTCAGGTCCGAAGCCGCCGCGACCAACTTCATCCGCTCGCACGTCAAGCCCGGAACGGTCGTCAACGCCGACGAAGCGGGCTCCTGGGATGCGCTCCACGCCAAGTATGAGATGAAGCGCATCAATCACGGCGAAGCCTACAGCCTCGACGGTGCCTGCACGAATTGGGCGGAAGAGTATTTCAGCCGGCTCCGTAGGGCTGAGGTTGGCCACCACCACCACATCTCCGGCGCGTATCTGCTTCGCTACGCCCAAGAGGCGGCGTGGCGCGAAGACAGCCGCCGGGTGGGCAATGGCGAACAGGTTCAGCGCGTCGCCCAGCTTGCCATGGCCAAGAAGCCCAGCGTCGATTTCTGCGGCTATTGGCAGAGGCACAAAGCAGCTTAAGATTGGGTCGACGGGCGGGGCCCACCCCGCCACCGTCGATAGCAATGCGCCAGCATCGCGTGGATGAACTTACGCGAGTCGCGTCATGCCTCAAATCGTAATCGATCACCTGATCTTGGATGCGTCAGCCCCTGAGCGCGCGTCGCAACCCTTCCCGAACGGCGTCGAGCGCAACCGGTTTTGCGGCCTCAACGGCCTTTCGTTTCAGGTCGCCCCAACGTCCGAGTTGCCGCCCGCAGCCTTGGCAAGAGGCGATGGAGTCATCGGTTTTGCCATTGGAGAGGACGAGTTTGGTCGGCCCGCGAGTTGGGCATTGGAATTTGACGCTGATATTTCCAAGCGGAATGTTGTTCATGTCTCGGCTCCAAATGGGGCCGACGACGCTTGACCAAGAGACTGGAATCGCAAGATTCTCAGGCTCTTCTTGGCGGTCGCCGTGTCGTCGGCGATTGAATAAACCCTCCGGCGCGTCCAACGCCGGAGGGTTCTCTTTTCGGACGATTCCATTTTCGGCGCCTAGCCTGCGGTTAAACGCAGGCGGCTCGCGCTTGAGCGGCCCTCACTGTTCAGCCTAAACTGCCTGCGGGATGGCCTCATCGGCCCTCCTGGGGCGTTGGAACCCCTCACAAGGCGGCCCGAGTGCGGCCGTCAACAGCACTCCTCGACCATGCGGTCGGGGAGGCGTCAGTGTATGTCCAGGGCGCAAGCCTAAAGACTGGCGCGGCTCTCCTTGTGAGGCTTCCAAACTCCCCGGCTCCGGGACGGGGAGTGGAAATGCAGTGTCCCTACTGCCTCGAACAGATCATCGACGGCGCCAAGCTTTGTCGGTTCTGCGGGAAGACGCAGGTAGCCGAGAAGGCTAGGCGTCACAACCGCTTGGGCGTCGTGCTGCTCTCATCTATCGGCGTAATCGTGGTCATGCTCGTGTCCATGATCGTGCTGGAATCGGTGTTTGGGCCGCAGAGCCTCAAAGATGAGGCCAATATCGAAAAGGCGAATTGCATCGCCAACAAAGGCGACGGTTACTGGACAGGTTCGTCGGGGATGACACTGGCTAGGTTTTGTGAGGCCTCCGCCGCTCTGAAGGTGCTCGAACAGGACCGGAAAGATCACCCCGAGCGCTACTAGCCCTTAAGGCTCGACAGCCCACCTCTTCGGCGATCCCTCCAACCGCACTATCCCCATGCCGATCCGCCGCTCTAGCGTCAGGTGCAGCGCGCATTCTATGGAGTTGGTCCCGAGGTAGCCTTTGACGCCTTTGGCGGCGGCGATCTTGTTGGCGATCTCCCGCGTGGTCATGGGCCGCTTGGCCTGGCGCAGGATGTCGAGCGCCATACGCGCCCAGGTTCCGGTGTTCTCGCCCCGGTGATTGGTCCATGGCCGGATAGGCTTGATGGCCAACACGTTCTCGTCAGGCTTGAAAATCAGGAGCGCTGCGGCAAGGTGAGTCGCATCCGCCGTCAGCCGGATCGGGTCGCCTTCATGGACTAGCAGCATCCCGATTGTGCGGGCATACTTCTTGCGAAGGGCGACGACGACATGAGACTCGGCCATGACCGGAAATGTGGTGCTAGATCAGGCCGTTGTCTTCCGGCGTTTGCGCCATAATACCGAAAAATCGCGGAAGGGCGCGCGGCGTCGGGGATGATGTCCGTGTCCTGGGATTTGGAAGCGGGGCGGCCGGATGGTGCGGCAGTGATCAAGGTTCTGGACGAGGATGGGGTGATACACATGGCGCGAGTGGTGACCGACCGGGCCGAGATCGAGGCGATACTGAAGGGCCTGGGCGTACGAGCGAGCGGGAGACCTCCAAGTCGGTCGAGAAAGTCGACACGGGGCGCGGCGTCCTGATTCTCCCGCTCCCGGCCCTCCCTGCCTTGGGGGAAGAGATCGAGCGCATGCAGCGGAAGATTGCGGACGCGATGTTCATTCCGGCCCAGTTGCTGTCGCGGGGGCCGTATAGATGAGCCGCCCTCCACAAGGGGCGCGGATCGAGTTTCGCTGGCGTCGCCGGCCGACCGCGGCCTGGCACGCGGGCTACGTCAACCACGTGGGCGACGAGAAGATCCGGATCGGGTATTGGCCGGATGATCCCTTGGGCGGTCCGACAGTGGCCATGGGCGACATCGAATGGCGGGAAATGCCAGGATGACCAAGTTCACCTCGACGGCAGTCGAGCGCGACCAAGTGCGGGCGGAGATGATCGCCATGGGGTTCATTGTGCCAGAGGGTTGGCTGGCTGACGCAGTCCTTGAGTCGATCGTGCGCCATCGCAAGGGGGAGAGCCTGATCGCCGTCCGAGCCCGGTGTGGCGCCGGCGTCGCGCGGATGACCGACATTATCGCCAGCACTTTCCGGGAGCGCGCATGACCGCCTACATGACGTCGCCCGGCGCACGGGCGCCAGACGCGCCGATCGCCTTCGTCGATGAGTTGGGCCCCAGCGCTCCGCAGTGGCTTCACGACGCCGTCCTGGACGCTTCCTACCGGGTCACGGAAGGCGCGTTCTACCGCACCCAGCCATGGCCATTCGACGTGCGCCGGGTTTTCCAGCGGATGGCCTTCGAGGCGCGGCAATTGGGAGCGGGCGAATGATCCATCCCATGGACCTCGTCCGCTGCGTCGACGCCGGGCAGTATGACGCGCGGCCCGTGTTCCTGCGGGAAGGGCGAGTCTATCGGGTGAAGGAGCTGTGGCCGGCGGAATTCCAGCACGGCGATTGCGTCCGTTGCCACACCCGCCATCCGGGCGTCGAGGTATTCGGCCAGCGGGATGTCGCGATCTGCTATTGCCCGGGGCGGTTTGCCGAGGTTGACGACAGCGCTGTCGACCACAGGCGCACCGAGGAAATCATCCGGCGCCTCGAAGAGACGCCCGTCCGGGAGGGGTATGTCGATGGAGCATTCAGACCCGGCCTGGTGGCTGATCGCCATGGGCATGAGCGGCTTCGCCTTCGTCGGCTACCTGGCCATCGGCGCGGCCGTGGCGTGGCTGTGGAGGGCGCTGAAGCACCGGACGGGGACATCCTGAGATGACCTTCGACGCGGACCGCGGGGCCCGTTATCCCTACCTCGAGACCCTGGCCATCAACTTCGTCCACGCCATCAAGGCGCGCCTGGGCGATGAGGCCGGGAATGCGCCCGTCGCCAGGGACCTTGCCCTTCATCTGGTCGCGGCGGCCCTACAGGACCAGTTCGGCTGGCATCGCGAGGAAGTGACCAAGGCCCTGGCCAAGATCCTCGGCATGGCCCTGCTGGAGTCGGACGAAGCAGACCTGAAGGTCCGTCTCGACGACATCGCCGACTGGATCCGCCAGGGTTGGGCCGAAGCGCGCCAGATGGCGGAATTGGCGAAGAAGGAGTCGAGCTGATGGCGACGGCGATGCGCCCATGCACAACCTGCAAATGGCACGCGCCGCGGGCGATGGCGTCGGACTGCATCGCGCCGCAGAATATCGACCATCGGTGGATGGCCTATCGGGCCCGGTCGCAGGGCGCCGCAGGCTTGGCCCCGGACGATCAGGTGTCATTCCGATATACGGTGACCAATCTGCGCGGATCGGGCTGGATCGAGGCCAGAGTGGACAACCGCTGCGGCCGGGAGGGCCGGTGGTGGGAACCGGCGGAAGGACAGGAAACATGATCGACACTGCGCCGTCATGCCCCGAAATCACCAAGCCGCCCTTCTGCACGAACGCCACGGCGCCGGTGCTATCCCCGTGTACCGAAATCACCTTCATCCATGGGCAGATCGAGTGCCGGCTACCGGGTCCAGATTCTCCAATCGAGATCGACAGCACTGCGCCTCCCGGCGCGATCGTCCTCGACAGACCTCCATGCGGGACGCCGGACGTGGCCGCTGGCCAAGCCAGCACACCATGGCGCGTAAAGGCCAGGTTCGTCTATCGCCGTGCCGCGAACAACCTCATCGGCGAGCCATGCGACCCGAAGGCTAACCCGCCTCTGGGCCTGATTTGCCACGACACGCTGTACGACAATCCGCCCCCAGGGTTTGGATGGTGATGAAGATCTATGCCTCCGTTGCGGGCGGCCTGGGGGATTTTATCCTGCAGATACTGGGCGGGAGCGACATCCCCTATTTCCGCGACCTGAAACAGCGTCATCCCGAGGCCGACACCTGCGTCCATGCCTGGTACGTCACCGATTCCTCGCGGGACCTGCTGATCGCCAATCCGGACATCGACCAGGTCGTGCTCAACGATTTCGATCGCCTTTGGGAAAGCCGCGGCGTCGAGATCGCCCAGGACGCGGGCTATCGCCGCTTCACGGACGAGGAACGCTGCATCCTGACCCGCGCCACGCCGACCTGGACGCTCAACCAGCTCGAGCGTGAATATGCGACCAATGTCCTGGCCGGCCCTCCCTTCGTCGCCTTCCACCCGTTCGCCGGGACGCTGGACAGGGATTTCCGGGCCAATGGGGTCGAACCGGAGGCGGCCGCGGCGGCGATGTGCGAGGCCGGGGTCCGCGTGGTCCTGTTAGGCGGCAATTCGAAGCGCCAGACGCACGACGGCCACGAAGATCTGGCCGACGCCTTCGACTATGCCCACGAAAACCTCGTCGACATGCGCGACCAGCCGCAGGTCACCTGCCGCCTGCACGCGTTCCTCGTCTCCAGGGCCCGCGCCTTCATCGGCACGACCAGCGCCTACAATTGCGCCGCCGAGATGTACGCGGTGCCGACCCTGGCCTTCACTGCCGATTTCATCCGCCGCCACGTCGAGCGCGACATGGGCGGCATCTTCTGGATGATGCGGGAACGCGGGACGCGAGTGGAGTATTTCGATCATCTGCCGGCCGATCCCTGCGGCCTGATCGCTGAATTCGCAAAGGACCACTGTTCGATGGCCCTTGGCAACGTCATGAATTTCAGCGGCCACACCATCCCGATCCTCGGAGCAGAGTCATGAGCGTGCGCAGCGGCCCATGGAAGCTCTGGGAGCGCGATCAGCTTCGCGAGCTGGCGGCCGATGGCCATCCCGATACGGCCATAGCCCAGTCCATGAACCGCCCGCGCAGCGAAGTCCGCAACATGGCCCGGGCCCTGAACATCAAGGTCCATGCGGTCGGAATCGCGCAGAGGGCGCCCCCGAAGCAGACAGTCAGACAGAACGCCGACCCGGCGCCTCGCGGCCCCGCGTCGCTCGACCATGAGCGCTCCTTGCACGACCAGCACAGGCGACGGGACGAAGCCTACGTCGCGATGCTCCTGGCGGACGGTGGATTCTGCTATGCCGAGATCCGGGACGGCCTGCGCGTCCACGTGTGGCCTGGCGGGAGAGTGACGGCGTGACGGTGGAGGCGGTGACATGCGTGCTTCGAAGGAGCTTGTCGTCCACGGGTCGGGACTGCGGGCCAGCGCACGCAAGAGCGAGCGCCGCGCTGGCGGCTATGTGCCGTCATCAGAGCAATTGGAGATCGCCGAGGGCGCGCTCACCGTCCACAGCGACGAGATTGAGCGCCTGCGCGTTCTCGTGGCTCAGGCCGAAGAGCAGATGGTCGCCAGCGCCGAGGCTTGGCTCGAGGCTCAGGCTCAGCACTTCAAGGCCAAGCGCGCCCTCGAACGCATGATCGTGAACGCGCGGCGCACATTGTCGAAGCCAACCACGACTACGGGGTTGATGATGGGCGACCCAGCGCCGGGACGGACGCCATGGGCGTGAGCGGTCCCGGGATGACCAGGGCCGCGATCATCGTCCTGGCGATCGTCGCTGTAGCCTTCATGGTCCTGGCGGGACGAGCGTGACGCCCAGGCGCGACCCGACGCGCCGGTTCTTCGTCAAGAAAAAGAGCCGCATCGATAACGCCGCGCCCATGCTCCGGGCCAAGATCGGCGTGCGCAAGGCCGTGCTCGAGAACCTCGGCGCCGAGGCGCATGTGTTCGATGCCTTCGCGGGATCTGGCGAACTCTGGGCCGACGTATGGAGGGACGCGAAATCCTACGTCGGCTGCGACGTCAGGTTTTTCGCCGATGAGCGGGAATGCTTCGTCGCCGACAATCGCCGGATCCTCCGGGCTGTCGACCTGGGGCGGTTCACCATCTTCGACTTCGATGCCTACGGGTCGCCTTGGGAACAGGTGATCATCCTCTGTGCACGCCGGCGGCTGGCGCCTGGCGAGCGGCTGGGCGTCATCCTGACGGAGGGCTCGATCCTGAAACTGAAGATGGGGACGCTTCCCCATGCCCTGCGACTGATCGCCGGGATCCGCGGCAACCCGGCCGGCCTCGCCCGCGGCGATGGCGTTCTGGACGCGGCCGTCGCCGGGATGGCCCGACGATTGAATGCCGTCATCGTGAGGCAGTGGCGAGCCTGGGGCGCCAGCGGCGCCCGTATGCGCTACGTCGGCCTCGTACTCGAGGGAAAGACCTCAGGCGACGTCTAGGGCCTTCCGGACCGCGTACCGGCTCGTAATGACACGGTAGCCATCGGCGAACTCGACGAGGGCGCTGTTCATCCGGCCGACGGCGACGATGCGGCAGGGCTCACCGAACCGTTCCGGCAGGTACTTCCGCCAACGCCAAGTGTGGCTCACCCGGCGCCGCCGCACATCGGACACGTCAGCCAGCGCCCGATCATGTCGATGGCCGTCGCCGGCACGGACCCGCTTCCACCGCATCGCTCGCAAGGACCATCCGGCGGCGTCAGATGAAGCGCAGGGGGTGCATCGACTATGCGCACTGGCGGGTTGGCCTCAGCTAAGCGTCGGCGGTGCTGGGCGTATAGGCGCTGGCGGGGATCGTCTTGCGGGAGGTCCATCATCGGGGATCGCCCTCCCACCCGAGCGGTGCCTGAAAGCCTGAAGCATGGGCGTGGCCACCGCCGCCATACGCCGCCGCAATCACGGAAACATCGGCCCCATCGTCCATGGAGCGGAGTGAAAAGACCCGCGCGCCATCAGCGCGGTCAAAATAGCACGCCCCGAACGGATAGCCCTTGGCCAGCTCATGCGCCGCGTCCGACGACATCGTGTAGGGCAGATTGGCGACCCGGACTGGATAGCCGCCGATCACCATGCTTCGCGTGGTCTGAGCGAGCAATTCCCTAACGTCTTTGTGGTGCTTTCGCTCAATGGCGACGCCTTGGGAGATGATGTTCTCCAGTCCGGCGCGCGTGCTCAGTTGAGCGGCCAGATCATCCCACGCGCCAAACTCATACGAGTGGCTGAAGAGGACAGCGGCGACCTCTCGCGAGCCGTGCAGTTGGAAGCGCCAGAGATCGCGGTCCTGCACGTAGAGGCAAATTGGAGGTGCTTCAGAGTCGTGGCAATAATCCCACGCCAGCACGGCCCCGCTGCGGTCCATATCGAACACAACATCCACATTCGGGTGAGCGCGGGCATCCCAGCCTTCCAGGTCAGCCTGCGCGCTCTTGTGGTGGTCCAGGATCGTTAGCGACCGACATTGTTCGACCATCTTGTCGAGGACCGGCCGCTTGTAGGAAAAGTCCACCAATAGCACGTCTTTGTCAGCCACGTCTGGCGGTGCTTCGCCATAAACGCCAGGATGGAATTGGACTGCGTCGCCCCACTTTTTCCAAACGGCCCACGCTGATGTAAATCCATCGGCACACGGATGATGGTGGATGCAAATATCAGGTGCGTCGGTCATAGTTCCCTCCAGTGCAAAAACAGGTATTTCAACATTCTCCGGGATGAAAGAGTCCTTCATCCTCTACACGGAGCCCTTGGCTGGAGTGTTGGCGAGAGCATCGGCCGCCATTTGCACATAGTCCTGGTCTGGGTATTGAGGGGCATAGGCACCTGCTGCCCAGAGCCACGCCCAATTTGGTTCTTGAACTCCTGTCGGCGTGAAACGGGCGTTACACCGGACGCAAAACAGATAATGCTCCGGGCGCTTATAGACGAGCGGCTTGCGACCGCAGCAGCGGCCCTTCTCGTCCAAATGTCTCGCCGGGAAGGATGCTGGCAAATCTTGTCCCCCCTCCATCACGACCGCTCTCCCGCAGATCGGGCGAAGGCCACAGAGGCTTTGCGGAGCCGGGACAGCGCCAGCAATTCCTTGCCCAACAGGACGCGCCCTTTGATGGCCGCGGCGTAAGCCTCGGCAGCGCTAATCACCTCCCCAAGGCCGTCCTGGGCCAAGATGGCGTCTACCTCGGCGTAAACGTAAGCGCGGTCAGCTTCATCATGGTCCTCCCAACGCGGCCCTTCGTCGTGGCTATCATAGAGGCGTTCCCACATCGCCCGCGCGGCCCTCTCCCGGAAGGTATTGCGAGGGATGGTCGATTCAGGTGACGAGCCGTACACGGTCATGCTTTCGAGGTCTCCGCGTTCGCAACGCTGATTCCAAGGCATTCAGTATGGTGGTGTGCCCCGCCTGACAGCACGGGGCAGTAGCCGAACCCGAGCGCCTTTCCACAGGTCGCGCACGGCTCGAACATGCGAATGAGGTTGCGGGCGATGTGGAAATTCACCTTCCAATGATGGACGTGCCAGCGCGGATGCTTCCACCATGGGCGGTAATGCCGATGCAGATTGGCCGCGATCAGCTTGACGAGAGTTTCAGGTTCTTCGGCGGTGGAGAGGTTGTCGATCGGATTGAGCGCGAGAGCATGAGCTTGGTCGGTCACGTCCCGAACGCGGGTGAAGGCTCTGCGCATCCATTTGGCGTGCGCGCCGCCGTCGCCGTTCTGGCCATTCCACCAGCGCCGAAGTTCAAGTTCGCGCGCCACCATGACACAAACCGCCATGGTTTCGGCGAGCGGCATTCGGGAGTAAGTGTAGCCACGGCTATCGTCCAAACCGCCAGGATGATTGACGGGTGTTCGCGTTCGCAGGGCGCGGCCGACCTCGAACATCGTGGCCTTGTCGGCGAGGATGTATCTCACCGCGTCGGCGTAAGGCCCGGGCGAACGGTCAAACCAGCCACAACTATCGTCGGTGCGATTGCCAGTTCCCGGCTTCTCAGGGTCGACGTGCCAGATATCGACACCAATCCACGGCGCGAGGCCATAGAGGAAGCGCCCGAAAGACCATGGCTTTGGTTTACCTCTGAAGCTGACGCCGCCGGCCGGATAGGGCGGGAAGCTGAAAGCCAGCGTCGACGGATCATACATTCTCAGTCCTTCCAAGCATTTCGCAAGTACGGCTCGTCATTATTCTCTCCTCCAAGCTGCGGCGCGCTCGCTCATGGCCAATAAAGCCCGTCGCGATTGCAGTTCGGGCATGGGCGCGCATTGTCGCAATCTTCGGCTTCGACGGACCCTCGACACAGATCATCGCAACAGCCATGAAGCCAGCCGTCGTCACAGTTATAGCAGCCCATTAGGCCGGGACCGCCGATGTTTGGATCGTCATCCCAATCGTCTAGGTCATCGTCCGACTCTGCGGAGCGCTCGCGGGAATGGGTCATGGCTGATCTACTAGCGAAGCCCGGAAACCGCCGCAGGTATTCACAGCGCAGATCACGAGCGCGAGAATTGCCGACGCTTCGGGGTCGCTGCGATCAAGCGCACACAGGACCACGCGGCCATTTGCGTCTCTCAGACGGCCAGCGCAGTATTCGTCCTCGGTCCACGGCAACGGTGCTTGAACGGCGCTGGCCATCGATTGGAACGCGTCTGTGGTCTCCATCTTGTCGAGGCGCAAGATCGCCATTACCCGCTCTCCTGTTGCGACTGAGCCTCGTGGGCGGGTGGATCGGGAAGGGGCTGCCAATCCGTCGGTTCGCGAAGTTCATCAACGCAAAAGCCCGCACTCTCATGCCAACGACAGAAGGTCACGAAACCTTCTAAGCCGTGGGCAGGCGCAGCGAAAACGATGATGCCAGTCCCATCCTTCGGCGCTTCCTCAATCGGCCGCCATTCGGATAGCACCCCGGCTATGGCGTCGATGACGCGGTCCATCAGTTCGTCGCTGGCATTCAGGAAATACGGCCCCCATGATCGCCGCACTTCCTCCCGCGCTCGCTGACGTTGGGTTGGGCTAACCGCCATTACTCGCACCCTCCTGTTTGGGTTGGCGTGGGGATGGTAACGGTCCCGCCAACGCCAATAAACGGATCACCCAGAAAGCGTTGTGCGGCGCGCACCTGTTCATTATACTGTTCTTTCAGCACACGAGCGCGCGGACAATCTGATCGTAAACAGCAAACCCAATCCCAAGGGCAAGCTGAATAGCAATCTTGACGCGCCCTCTCTTCCATCTACTCTCCCTTCAGGCTGGCGATGGCGGCGCGGGCTGTTTCGCTGTCGCAAAAACAGATTGCGCGGATATGCCAGAGCGTATCCTCGTCCGGCTCTACAAGGCGCGCAGCCAGCGACAGGAGGGCGTCTAGATCCCCCATGTCGAGGGCGTGTTCGTTGCCCTTGATCTTGCCGGATTTGGTGAGGGCGCAGGCGGAACGAAAGCGCCGGACGCGATCCAACAGCGCTCTATCGACGGTGGGGATCATGGGCTCAGGCTCCGATGGCTTTGATAATGCGGCGGAGATCGCCAAGCCGCATGTCGATGCGGTGGCTGTCGCGGGGCCTGTAGAGCGCGACAGAATGTTCGGCCTCCCATAGCTTGGTGCGCCGGACGAGTGGTTCCGCTGCATGTATGATTTCGATCAACGCCTTGGCGACATCGCGGATTCCGTCAGGGTCGCGGAGAGCGATGAGTTGCAACTTTTCATCACTCGCGACTACAAGCCCTTCGGCGGCAGCACCAATGACGCGCTCGGTAAGTCGCCCGGCTCTATCATCGGGCTCCGGCCCCTCAACTCTATCGCTCATGGGGTGGGGTCCAGCGCCGGAGGAGGAGGCGGCCCGGGATCAAAGGGCGGTGTCTGATCGTCGCGTATATAGCGATAGGCCCCGGCAAACGGATAGGCCGACCACACGCCATCGTCTTTTATGGCATTGGCGTATATGAAGGTGGCCGTATCTAGCTGAGCCGGCTTATCTCTGTCGAACGGGGGCAAATCGAGAAACGCCAGAATTTGGAAGATGGCGCGAGATTGTTCCCCGAATTGCGCCCCCTGCGATGGTCCTAGTTCATTAAGGTAAAACGCGCCATCCTGGGCAGCTTGCTTTGTGGCTTCGTCAATCATCTCTAATTCTCCTTCCCAGGGGTTGCGGAGAGGGCGGCGAAGGCGACGTCCATAATGCCGCTAGCGTGCACCATTCCCTCGTCGAGCGTGCCTGTCGGATCAGTTACGCCGTTCTCCCACGCACCCGCGTTGGCATGTAAGCAAAGATCGTAAAGACCCTCCAGCGCCGCTCTCAGCCCGTCCCTCGCAGCGGTCAGCTCTGCGATGCGGGCGGCCATATCGGGAGCGGAGGCGATCAGCGCGGCGTCAGCATGGCTAAAGCATACAAAGTCGTCGCGGATGTAGGGCGCCGAAGTTGAAGTGCGTTCGATGTGGCACGGGACACCGATGCAAAACTCGCCCTCATCCAGATAGCCGTAGGTCGGTTGATGCGCCCAATTGACGCGCGGGCGGCTCTGGACAAGAACTGTGCTATCGCCACCAAGCGCCTCCACCCTCCATGGTCCCGGCGTATGCCCGCTCATTCCACCTCTCCCTTCAGAGCCTCGTCAATGAGACGCAGGTCCTCTCTCGCGGTGGCCGTGTCCGCCCAGGTTATAACCCAGCCGCGTGCGCGTCTCAGGAGTGCTTCCAATCTGGCGATGCGGGCGTCTTGCGCCTCCACATAGTCGGCGATGTTGGCGCGGTCGGTTTTGGTGAGGGTCATTCCACCTCACTCATAGGACCGGTGGCTGAAGAGAGGGTGGAGACCCGAAATTCTCAAGCATGTCGAGAAAATTGGAAGCCTCGTTACTGTCCATCAATCCTAAGTCTCCATGAAAGTTCGACTTGATGGAGTGGCGCATAGAATGGCCTGGTCTGGGCTCGAAGGATATGCCATAAAAGGCCAAACGGGATGCTATGCTGTCATTCTCTTGCATTGTCATTCTCCAGTGAGGGTCAATCGTAAACGTCCATTATGTCGATCAGATCGAGCGGCGGTTGTTCCGGGGTGGACCAGCCACAACCCTCGCAATGCCAAGTGCCCCGCACGTCGATTTCAACGCTGTCGCTCTCGGCTATTTGGCCACAATGGGGGCAATACATCTAATCCATGCGCAACTCGCTCATTCCACGTCCCCCGCTTCTCGGGCTGCGGCATAGGCGGTGAGGAAGGCTTGGGCGCGGGCCTCGTATATCCTTCGGTCGGTGTCAGTAAGCTCATCCCAAGACCATGTCGGTGCTGGATAAACAACACGTCGGAACAGCTCCCCCGCACTCACCTTCGGCCGCTCGTGATGGGCGATGGAGGAAGCGTAATCATAGCCCGCTTCCGTGAAGTCTGGATCGCGGTCTTCTTGAGGATTGTTGTGGACCGCTTCGCATCCCGCTACGAAAGCGTTCTTTAGCGCCTCGCGCTGGTCATCCTCCGTGTCCTCTCTCGCGTCGGCGATCACAGCATCAGCAGCGGCTTGCCAAGGCTCGCCCTCCGCGTGAGTGTCGGCCTGGGTGGCCTCGAACGCTTCCCGCGCCACCTCTCCGCCCGTTCTCGGCGAGGTGGACTTGGCGACTGTCGCTCCCATGGTTAATTCCCACAGGCCGTTTTGGGCGTGTTTTCCCCAAAGCAACTCGCTTGAAGACTGGCCATTGATTACAATGTGGTCCTTCGCACTCCCTGCACACACCACATGGACGCTGCCGCTCCCCTCCGCATCCCATTCGCGAACCTTTGCCGCGACGGCGACGGCGACATTGCGTAGGATATGAGGCCCTAGAGGTGCTTTGGCCTGAGCGGCTAGTGCAACTGCTTCCAACTCTTCCGCTTCATTCCGGGGTTCGGTCATTGGGGGGGGGGGTTCTTTCGATCACGGCTTTCAGATCCTGTCGCCTTCGGCTGCATCGTCGAGAACGCCCTCGGCCGCGGCGCTGGCCTGGATAGAGGCCAGATGGCGTGCGTCGATGAAGCCGGCCTTAAAGGACTGTTGGCCTAGGGCCAGGGCGTCGGCCCACGTCAGTTCGCCCATGATCGCCAGGTTCTCGGCCTCGGCAAGCTGGCTGACGGCCAGATGCTTCTGCCATTGGGCGTCCGCGGCCAACCTGGCCTTGCGGCGATCCAGAAGATTGCGGATCGGGTAGGCGACCGTCCGCTTGGCAATCCAGCGCAGGAAGAGCCCGAAGAGAGCGACATCGGTGATCGGCCATGCGATGCATGCCCAGAAGAAGTTTTCCTGAGCGAGGCCATCCTCGCCGAGGAAGGCGGAAAGCACCAGGGCATGGAACACGGCGCCAATGGCCAGGATGAGGACCGGGTTCATCGCGGCCCTTCCAGCATCAACGTCCGGGGCATATGCCCCTTTTCGCGCATATCCTCGAGCTGCGGCGTCGCCCATTCGCTCATGGTCTGGCCATCGTATAGGACCATGTCAGCCAAAAACTCCCGCTCAATGGTCGTGGCGCCCTCGCGAACGGCCTCCAATTTGAAGCGGATGATCTGGCCCAGCAGCCGCCAAGCGCGCCGCTCTTCCTGCGGCGTGTTTCTGGCCTTTGGATTGATGGGGACCGTGACCCGATACATGCAGGCGTGAACCTGAAAGGCGACGACAGACCTCTCGCTGCTTTCGAAGATCGCGATCTGATCTGCGGCGTGCTTACGCAGCATCGCCTTCACTTCACTCTGGCTCTGGCTGGCCGGAACCTTCGTATCTTGGGCGAAATGGCGCGTCGTCATGCGTAGAGGCCTACTTGGGGACGCCGCGCCATCGCTGGCTGCTCGACGAACCGGAACGACAGCCAGCCCGCGAACAGCGCCATCGGGAGCGCGGTGATGAAGAGCCAGATCGGCTCATGGACGCCGGCCATGACCAGGACGCCCTGGATCGGCCAGCCGTAGAGGTAGGTCCCGAACGAGATATCCGGGATGCGCGGTAGCGGCAGGCGAAGGCGCCCGATGTGCGCATGGAACCCGGCGCCAACCAGGAAGGCCGCGAACATGCGATAGACGCTGGCGGCCGGGAACGAGATCGCCAGGATGATGAAGAGTGTCGTCACCATGATCCAGATATCCGGGCGCCGCAGGAAGGGCGCGAACAGGAGCGGAACGGCCGCATAGCAGGCGACCTCCCAGAAGATCGTGTACATCGGCGCGTCGACGGGAATGCCTCCGAACGGCCGCGCGCCAGGCGCCTGCAGCGTCAGGAGACGGCCGACATCGGCCAGCGTCGGGCTCGCGCCAAGCGACGGCCCGATCAGAAGCGCGCAGACCAGGAACGCCGTCGCGTAGCCCGGCAGGATCCGGAGCGCGCGTTTGCGGGCGAACCGGACCGCGTCAGGATCGGAGCGCCAACTGGCGGTCACCAACGCCCCGGAGAGCATGAAGAAGCCCAGGACACACCAGCCGCCGAGCCCCAGCCCAAATGCGCTCGGCTCAGCACCCGCTTCGCACCAGGGATTGCAGTGCGATAGGATCACGCCGCTGGCGAGCGCGAGACGGATGGACGTCAGGTCAGTGCGGGGGGTCATGGACGCTTCACCAACCCAGCCATGGCCTGGGGAATCCAGTTTCGCGTGTTCGATGCGACGTCGCCGAGCTTGTCGACCGCTGAGGCGAGCGCAGCAACGCCGACGCCAATCGCCCCAAGGCCACTCCCGATCGCCAATCCAGCCACGATGATCCCGAAGCCGATGGCGATCCCTGCTCCGAGGATACCCGTCGCCAAATAGTTCATGTCCGTACCGCTCATGCGCTCAGCCTGAATGATGGCGCCTCAGTCACAGGGAACTCACGCCAGAGACGCCCGTCCAGCAACGCGCCACCCTTGCCATTTGCCTTCGGGTCGAGGCGCTCGGCCTCGGCCTTGGAAAGCCCGCGCTCAAAGACGGCCGCGTTCGAACCGTAGTTTCCGAACTGCTTGAAGAAATAGGCCGAGCCGTAGTCACGGCAGTCGTCGCGGAGGTCGCGGAACCATTGCGGGTCAGAGATCCGGGCGCCCGGGCCGCTCTCCCCGCCTGAGATCGTCCAGTCAGGCCTGCCGTCGCGGGAAGAGGTATCTGGGAAGCGGAGCGGCCCGACAGCCGGCTCGTAGGAGATGAAGCGCACTACGGCGGGGATGGCCGCCAACTTCGGCCAGCGCCGATCGAAGTTCTCTTGATCCTCCGTGGTCGTGCCCAGCCAGACGTTCGGATATCCAGAGCCCCAATCGGCAGGAAGGAAGCGCCTGATGTTCTCGGGGCGCTTGGTCAGGATCAGCCAGTCGAGATCCGGGGTATCGCGGATGACCGTCCACGCCTCGTCACGCCATTCCTTCGGGGCCTTGTTGTCGAAGAAATCAGAAAGCGAGCACGTGAACACGCGCTGACGGCGCCCATGCTCAGCTTGGAAGCGGCCGGCGTTTCGTTGCCAGCCCAGCGGCGCACCCCAGGTTTTTGTTCGCTTGCGAATGCCATGCGGACCCCACTCTACCCAACCATATCGAGCATTAAGCGCCTCACTATAGCAATTGTCGCATGCTTTACTCAGCTTGGTGCAACCCAGCCAGAAATTTTGCGTGCTATCGCACCATTCTATTTTGCTGACCTCAGCCATTATTCAAATGCTCCGGTTGCAGGGGCGCGCAGATAGGCGACTCGCCCCCGTTGCCAATCGAGGTTACGATCACCAGTCTGGCTGGTCTTGGAGGCCATCATGTTTCCCGGTCGAGGACGGTATTCGAATCGTAGTCTCAGCGCCGCTCTCGTGCAACCATATTTGCACGGCGCTCTCTGATGGCTGACCGGGAACTCATCAACGACGAGACGACCCGGATGACAATCCAGGGCCTCGCTTCCATCTTCGCGACGCAGGAAGAGGCCGCCGCAGTCCTGGGCGTCAAGCCGACCAGGTTCATGACCTTCGTGCGCGACAATCCGGACGTCATGGAAATCTGGGAGCGGGGAGGGCGGATCGGCAAGGTGTCGGTGCGCCGCAAGCAGTTCGCCCTGGCCGATCGCAACGTCGGCATGGCCATCTGGCTCGGCAAGCAGTTCCTCGGCCAGCGCGACGACCCCCTCGATGGCAAGCAGAAACTCGACGATGACGGGCGCGTCGCCGTTCCCACCGGAAAGGGCCTGACCACGGAGGACAAGCGTGAACTCGAGCGGATTCTCTCAAAGGCTGCGGGGAACGAGACTGGAAGTGCCGCCGGGCCTGGACCTGAAGCAGATCCAGAAGGAGCTGGCGGGGGAGAGCCTGAGGGACTTCATCCGCATCGGCTGGCCGCAGATCGATAAATCCAGCTTCGTTCCTGGATTTCACATTGATGCAATTTGCGACCACCTAGAAGCGGTCACCCGCGGCGAGATCACCCGCCTGCTGATCAACATTCCACCTCGTCACATGAAATCGTCAGGTGTCTGCGTGGCGTGGCCGGCTTGGATCTGGGCGCAGGAACCGAACGAGGAAGGCGACTATCCGACCAAGGGCTTCTGGGGCCCGTCGGTGCAATTCCTGTACGCCAGCTACGCCCAGAGCCTCTCGAACCGGGATAGCGCCAAGTGCCGCCGGCTGATGCGCTCGCCCTGGTACCGGAGGAATTGGGGCCACCTCTTCGAGTTCTCGGGCGACCAGAACGCCAAGATCCGGTTCGAAAATGACCAGATGGGCTATCGGATCGCCACCTCGGTCGATGGCCTGGCGACAGGAGAGGGCGGCGACATCGTCGTCGTCGACGACCCGCACAACACCAAGCAGGCTGAATCGGAGACCGTCCGCGAGGCGTGCCTGACCTGGTGGGACGAGACCATGTCCACCCGCCTCAATGACCCTCGCACGGGCGCGTTCGTTATCATCATGCAGCGGTTGCATGAAAACGACCTGACCGGCCACATCCTGGAAACCGAGGGCGCTGACTGGACGCATCTGTGCCTCCCGGCCAGGTTCGAGCCAGATCACCCGACCGTATGGGCCCGCGATCCGAGGACGGAACTCGGCCAGCTCCTCTGGCCCGTGCGCGTGCCGGAAACGACGATGGTCAAGCTCGAGCGACGCCTTGGGCCCTACGCCGTGGCGGGCCAGCTCCAGCAACGCCCGGCGCCGCGGGAAGGCGGCCTCTTCAAGCATGAGTATTTCGAACACGCGATGATCGACCGCGCCAATCTGCCGCAGGGCCGCGTCCGCGTACGGCATTGGGACTTGGCGGCGACGGAATTGAAGGCGACGGATATGCGCGGCGCCCGGACCGCCGGCGTCCTGATGAGCCGGTCGATGGACGGCCGCTATTTCGTTGAGGACTGCCGGACGGCGGCGAAGGGCGGCAATGCCGTCAAGAAGCTGATCCACGAAGTCGCCGTGCTCGAGGATGGAAAGGGCGTGACGATCTCGCTCCCCCAGGATCCGGGACAGGCCGGCAAGACTCAGCGGCGCGATTTCATGGTCCTGCTGGACGGGTTCGTCGTGCGCAGCTCGCTGGAGGGCGCCGAGGGCAGCAAGGAAAAGCGCGCCGAACCCTTCGCCACGCAATGCGAGGCGGGGAACGTCTATCTGGTGAAGGCGCCCTGGAACAAGGAATTCCTCGACGAGATCACCATGTTCCCGGGAGGCGTGCGCAAGGACATCGTCGACGCCTGTTCGGGCGCCTATACGAAGCTCGTTCCGCACCCGGCCATGCTCATCGGCCAACAGCCGATCGTGGGCGGCATCCTCATCGAGGGCGTCAAGGAGGTCGAGGGCTACATGGAACAGGACTTCCTCAACGCGATGAGTTGAGTCATGCTGGGAGCCTCGGAGGGCCAGATGGCAAATTATAGGTTTGTGAATTCGACCGGCCCAATCATCCGCCTTTTCGTCGCCGGCATCCTCTTCCTGAAGAACGGCAGGTCCGTCATCGTTCAGGGCCGCAAGGAAGTCGCCATTTGCAAGGCGAATGACCAGCTGACCTACGTCGTCGATTAGCCACCGTCTTTCGCCGGACGGCGCAACACGTTAGCGTCACGTCCGAACCCCGGGGGCGTCGACCAGCGTTGGCCAAGAGCACCAACTCCACACAGACGCAGTCAAGGGGCATCGCCGGCGCCGCCGGATCGTTCGGCTACGGCGGTACGGCTGACACGTCCTACGGGGCGACATCCAATATCTTCGGCTCGCTGCTGGGTATCTTCCGGCCGCCCAAGGCCAATCCCTACGCCGAATCAGGCCGGATGGGGACGGCCGTCTGGGGCGGCTTCGTCCAGAATATCGAGAAAGACCCCCGGCTCTATGGCCAGAACCGATATCGGACAGCGTCCGACATCCTGGCCAATGTGTCGATCGTCGCCGCAGGGCTGCGTTTCTTCCTGAACCTCGTCGCGGTGCCGGCCTGGACGGTGAAGCCCGTCGAGGACATGCCGCATGGGCAGTCGTCGGACGAAGCCAAGCGCCTCGCTGACTTTGCCCAGGATTGCATCGAGGATCTCGACACGGCCTGGACGCGGGTCGTGCGCCGCTCGGGGATGTTCCGCTTCCACGGGTTCGGGATTCAGGAATGGACTGCGCGCCGGCGCGAGGATGGCCTGATCGGCCTGCGCGACATGGAACAGCGCCCGCAGCATACGATCGAGCGGTGGGAACTGGCCGACGACGGCACGATCCTGGGCGTATGGCAGCGGTGGCCACAGAATGGCCAGCTGCTCTTCATTCCGCGCGAGAAGGTCGTTTACCTGGTAGACGACATGATGACCGACAGCCCCGAAGGGTTGGGCATGTTCCGTCATCTGGTCGATCCGGCCGAGCGCCTGCGCCGCTATCTGAAGATGGAGGGCATCGGCTACGAGCGCGACATGCGCGGACTGCCTATGGGCCGCGCACCGCTGGCCGAGATCAATCAGCAGGTCGCCAACGGCACGATCACCAAGCGGCAGGGCGAAGAAGCGATTTCCGCCATCCGCAAGTTCGTCCAGCTCCAGGCGAAGGAAGTGGACTCCTCCCTGTTGGTCGACTCGGCCGCCTACATCGGGCCCACGTCGGACGGCTTTACCGTCTCTCCCGTCCACAAATGGGACGTGGAACTTCTGAAGGCTGGATCGGCCGGCTTCAAGGAGTTGGGCGACGCCATCGACCGCGTGACCCACGACATGGCGCGGATCCTCGGCGTGGAGACGCTGCTTCTGGGGAGCCATGGCCAGGGATCGGGCTCGAGGGCGCTCTCGGAGGACAAGTCGCGCAACCTCTATCTCGCCGTCGACTCCACGGTCGATGACATCGCCGAGGGCATGCGGCGCGACGCCTTAGGTGCGATCTGGATGCTGAACGGCCTTCCCAGGCGCCTGATGCCGAAACTCCATACGGAGGACGTCGCCTTCAAGGACGTGTCGTCGGTGGCCAAGGCCCTGGCCGACATGGCGACGGCTGGGGCGATCCTCGCGCCCGATGACCCGGCGATCAACGATGTCCGCGATCTTCTGGGAATCTCGCGCCAGCCGCAGGGCGATGGCGCGGCTGCCGTCGCGGCGGCGATGTTGCCACGGGCGCTCCCCCCGAAGGGCGGCGCCGTGGACCCGACGGGTGGCCAACCGCCTGATGGCGGAACGCCGCCCAAGCCGTCCGGACGCTCCGGACGTGCGATCAATGATGGCAGGCCGAAGGGCAAGATCCCGACCGAGACGAGCGCATCGCATGCGCCGCAGCCGGGGCCGACGCCGGCTGCACCAGGGTCGCCGCAGACAAGCGGCAAAACCCGCAACGTCACTTCGAGTTCGACGATCCGATGACCTTCATCCTTGGAACCCGTTCGCTTCAGACTCTTCAGGGCGTCGAGCCTCGGCTGGTTGCCGTGGCCAGACTTGCCATCTCGATCACCGAGCAGGATTTCGCGATCTTCCCGCCTGGCGGAGTCCGCACCCTGGCCGAAGAGAAACAGCTTGTCGCCGAAGGAAAGTCGCATAGCCTCAAGAGCCATCACCTCATCCAGGCCAACGGCTTTGGCGGCGCATGCGATGCGGTTCCGTGGGTAGGCGGAGGACCGGTCTGGGAATGGCCGAGGATTTTCCTCATCGCCCGCGCTTTCCAGGCGGCGTTCGCTCAGCTTGGTATCGAGGGCACCTGGGGCGCCGTTTGGGACAAGCTGATGAGCGAGTATGGCGATCCGGCCGCCGAGGAAGCGGCCTACGTGCGGCGCATGCAGGCTGGCGGCTCGCACGATGTATTCGTCGACGGGCCGCACTTCGAATTGGGACGGAACTGAAATGCCCTATGTCGAAATTCCGCAGAGCGGCGGCGTCGAATACGACACGTACATCGACCTGGCGGACGCCGATATCTATCTGGCGGCCCAGATCACGGCGACGGGCTGGGCGGCCGCGACTCCAGACCAGCGATCGGCGGCGATCGTCTCGATGACGCGGACGATCAACCGCCAGACCTGGCAGGGAAAGCCGAGCGATGGCTTCGAGTCGGCGGCCTGGATGGCATTTCCGAGAAGCGGCCTCGTCTATCGGGACGGATCGCCCGTCGATCCGACGACGGTTCCTCAGGAGGTGATCGACGCCACATGCGAGGGTGCGTCCTACATGCTGAACGGCGTCCCGATCCAGGACGAGTCGTCGACCTTCAATCCGACCAAGATCATCAAGGCCGGGTCGGTGATGCTCGAGAGTTTCCGCCTGATCGAGCCGCTGCCGCGCTTCCAGCCGGCCGTGCAGGAGTTGATCGGCCAATGGCTGGGGGGTGGCCCGCTGGCGACGGGGGCCGAGTCGTCCGGGACGGAAGGCCGCTCGGTCATGAAAGAGCAGTACAACGTAAACCAGGGCTTCTGAGGTGCCGTTGCTCCGGCCGGCGCTCGCCAGACGGTCTGTTCCGGTCCATGCGCGCCCGAGCCTGCGGCCTCCGCATGAAAAGGGCCTCAGCGCCGTGCTTTCCGGAATGCATGGCCTGGGCGACAACATCTATCAGCGCGCCTACGTGAAGGCCCTGTCCGAGCAGATCGGCAACGTCTGGCTGTCGACGCCATGGCCGCAGCTCTATGCCGACCTCGACAAGGTGCACTGCATGCGAACGGGGACAAAGCTCCGCACTCAGGCGAAGAACGAGAGGATTGCCGACTGCTGGAATGTCGCGCCGTTTCCAAGATCGCCGCCTCGCCGGGTGTTCTATTCGCCGCGGGACATGTTCGACGGGATGTCGATCTTCGAAGCGATGGGCGGCGTGTTCCCGGGCCTTGAGCCGAAAGAACTGAGTCTCCCCGCCGTCCTGACGACGACGCCGCGGGGTCCGCGCCCTACATCCAGGCCGCTGGCGATCATCCGGCCGCCGACGGTGCGCCGCGAATGGCGGAACGATTCGCGCAATTGCGACCCGACCGCCCTGGCGCAGATCTCACGGTTCCTGATGCGCACGCACCACGTCATGTCGGTTGCGGACCTTCAGGACGGTGAGGAATGGCTCGTGGGGGCGCCTCCCCCGGCACACGCCCACCTGCACCGCGGCGAAATCCGGATGATGGAACTGCTCGATCTCTGCCGGGATGCAGCCGTCCTGGTCGGACCACCAGGCTGGCTGGCGCCCTTCGGCATCGCCTCGCGGACGCCGACATTCATCGTCCTGGGAGGCCAGGGTGGGCACAATGGACCGGACAAGCTCCAACCCGAATGGCTCGGTCCCGGGAAGCTGGCCTATGCGATGCCGGACCGTTTCTGTCAGTGCGGCGACAATCGGCATTCCTGCGACAAGCGAATCAGCAATCCTCTCGCTCAATTCTCCAGATGGGCGAAAGCAGCCGGGGTGATCGGATGAACATGATCGTGGATATTTCAGGGGCCAACCGGTGCCTGGAGGCCATGGCCCACGACAAGTTCCAATGGTTCCCGCAGTTGGGCGTCGGGTACATCGAAGTCCAGCATCCGCAGTATGACCAGGTCTATTTCGACAACTATCGCCGTCTGGCCAGCACCGACATCGGCAAGCGCCTGAACGCCTTTCGCGTCGAGATCGTCGAGACTTACGCTTCGGTCTCCTGCCCGGTTCTGGATGTGGGCGTCGGCGCCGGGTCCTTCATTGACGCCTACATGCGAGCCGGAAGGCGCAACGTCGCAGGCTATGACGTCAATCCGGCCGGCGTCGCGTGGCTCGCCTCGCGCGGGATCTTCCGTGATCTCTATGATGGCGACTGGCCGTGCGCGACATTCTGGGACAGCCTCGAGCACATCCGCGACCCGGCCTTGGCCCTGGCCCATGTGAGCCGGACGGCGGTCATTTCCCTGCCGATCTTCAAGGGATGCGATCACGCCCTCGGCTCCAAGCACTTCAAGCCGTCGGAACACTACTGGTACTTCACGCATGAAGGATTCACGCGCTTCGCCGTCGGCCAGGGGTTCGACGTCATTTTCTGGACGAACCGCGAAAGCCTGATCGGCCGCGAGGATATCGAGACCTTCGTTCTGAAGCGCCGGAGCGCGGCCCACGTGGCCCATCACCCGGTTTGATGCTGGCGCTCTGCGTCGGGTCGGCCACCTGCAAGGACGATGACCTCGCCCAAGCGCGCCGACTCGGGATTTCGCAGGCAAAGGGCTGGACGGTCATTGCCGTCAATCACGCAGCGCTGCATTGGCCCGGCGAATTGCCGCATTGGGCCAGCTTCCACGCCAACTTCTTTCCGCGCTGGACGGCGGAGCGCGCAGCCCTCGGCCTTCCCGCTGCGGGCCAACTGTGGACGGGGACTAGGCGGCTGATTCCCCAGGCCATGGACATCAGGCAAGTCGGCAATTGGGGAGGATCCAGCGGCCTTCTCGCCGTATCGGTCGCCCACAGCCTCGGCGCCCATGCCATCGTCTGTTGCGGGATTCCCCTCGATTATCAGCAGGGCCACTTCGACAGTCCGGACAAGCTCTGGCGAGACGCGGCAAATTACCGAAAAGGATGGGTCAGTCACAAAGCCGAAATGGGCAATTTCGTTAAGTCAGTGTCAGGTTGGACAGCCGAACTGCTGGGCGCCCCGGAGGAACAGTGGCTTGCGCGGGCTGTCCAGCGTGAGCAATCTCTTGTGGCGGAGGACGTGATATGAAGGGCAGCGGCGGAAGGCCGAAGCAGGTCGTGCGGGCCGTCGGGGTCGACGCCATGATCAAGTCCATAGCGGCCGCGGGCGTGGCGTCGATGCGTGGCGTCGCGCATGATCCGGTCCCGGACTGGAATCCGGATTTGCACACGCGCTATCGGCATGGGAGTTCGGGATACCGCGCCCCAAAGTGGTACAAAGGATCCCGCTTCGCCAAGCGAGCGACAGCGCGGGGCGGCAATCCCGCCGCACATGGGAGAGGCGCATATGGCTGACGAGAAAGAGATCCAGGCACGGGAAGACCGGGTCGCGACGCTGGAGCACGATCTGGAATGTCAGGCTATCGAGGCCGTGACGGAATTCTTCAAGGGGACGGCGACACTCAAGTTCCACTGCATCGATGGCGCTTCGCTGGCCAACGGCTTCGCGATGCGCGTCGAAAGAGCAAAGCCCGATGGTGCTGTTCAACCGAAGTGAGTTCTTCGCGAAGGCGACGACGCTTTCGATCGAAGAGGATCGCCTGAGACGACTTCTCAGCATGATCGAGGGCGACCTGCGGCGCCAGTTCGATGATTTCGTCGAGCGGTCGACATCGCCTGAGATGATGGCCGAGGTGAGCGAGCGCCTCGAGCACAATGACGTCGACGGCGCCCTGAATCTGATCGAGCCGCATATCCGGACGCTCGGGACCTCCATCCCCAGGCTCTTCACGGACGCGGCCTTCGCCGAGACGACGGCCCTTGCCGACCAGGTGCGCGCTTCTGTCGCGGTGAGCTTCGATCCGACCTATCCCGCGGCAGCCTACCTCATGCGGCGTAACCAGCTGCAGTTCGTCCAGGGCCTCACCGAACAGCAAACTGTGGCGACGCGGGAGGCGCTGTCGAATGCGCTGGAGACGGGAAGGGGCTTTGAAGCGACGGCGCGCGCCTTCCGCCAGTCTATCGGCCTCGCCCCGGATCAGGTGCAAGCGGTGGCCAATTATGAGCGGCTTCTGCGGGCCAACAGCAGCATGGCCCTGGATCGTGCCCTTCGTGACCGGCGATTCGATCCGGCGCTCGAGAATGCGATTGAGGAAGGCGAGCCGCTGTCCGAGGAAAAGATCGCCAGGATGGTGGGCCGATATCAGGAACGCATGCTGGCTTTCAGGGCCCGGACTATCGCCAGGACGGAAAGCATTTCGATCCTGTCGCAGGCGCAGGAAGCCTCGATGGCGCAGAACATCACCAGCGGCGCGGTCATGGCCGAGGAAGTCGAGCAGGTCTGGAATGCCACGATCGACAACCGGACGCGCGAGACTCATCTCGGCATGAATGGCCAGGTCCGGCCATGGGGCGAGCCGTTCCAATCCCCATCGGGCGCGTTTCTGCGCTACCCGGGCGACCCGAATGCGCCGGCATCGGAGGTCGCAAACTGCCGCTGTCGCAGGTCTTTCAAGACCAAGCTGTCGTCTGAAAGAATGCTCGCGGCCTGACATTCCGGTAGTGAATTCAGTGATATCGCCTTCATCGTGATATCAAGAACTCCCCAAAAACACCACATCTTGCGCCCGCTGAACTTGCACAACAGCATCTAGGCATCGGGTGCGGGACAGCGATGGCTCTGGGTTTCTTGAAGGAAGCGGGACCGGCAGTGGGCGACGTTCACGTCAACACGGCCGACTTCCTCGCGCCCGACAAGGGCAAGCGCACACCAGAGGACATCGAGAACGAGCGCAAGGCGAATCTGCGCACGGGACCCGAAGGCGCCGTTTCGAAGGAAGGCTTCATCGCCAAGGTCGACACCTCGCATGGCCTGGTGTTTGGGTTCGGGATCGTCTGCCGCAAGGGCGGCCAGCCGTACTTCGACCTGCAGAAGGACCATATCCCCGAGGATTCCATGATCGAGGCCGCGGCCGATTTCATGAAGAACAGCCGCCAGGCGCATGAGATGCACGCCGGGTCGAAGCAGGGCGATGTCGTATTCGCGATGCCGATCACCGACGACATCCGCAAGTTCATCGCCGACAGCGACGAGACCGGCCTCCTGATCGGAATGGCCCCGTCCGCCGAAGTCTTGGCCAAGTTCAAGAGCGGCGAGTACGCCGGCTTTTCGATCGGCGGCGAGCGCATCGACGATGAGGACGGCTCTGCAGGAGTCCGACGTGCGGCATGAGCGACAAGCCCACGGTCATGCGCCGCCTAAAGATCGCGGAGATTTCGGCCGTGGACCGGCCGGCGCAGGCTCACGCCAGGGTCGCCCTGATGAAAAGGCACGATCCGATGATCGATGAATTCATCAAGCGCGAGTTCAGCGACGACAAGCGCAAGGAACTCGCCGAGTCGGGAGCGGCATTGCCGGACGGTTGCCTTTCCGGCGACACGCTTGTTGAAACGCTCGATGGCCAGCGGCCGATCTCTGGTCTTCTTGGTCGGCAGCGCCTGCTCACCGAGCAAGGTTGGAAATCAGCCGAGGTCCAGTATTTCGGAGAGCAGCGACTCGCTGAGGTGCGTCTTTCTCGCGGGTATGTGCGGCGCTCCATTCTTGCGACGCTTGGCCACCGTTGGCACACTCGGCGCGGGATCGTGCCCACGGCCGGCCTCCGACCTGGAGACCTGCTTCCTCAAGTATCCCGCGACCGCTTCGCTGTAGCTGTCGAACCATCCGAGATGGCTGTTGCAGGGGCCACAGAGCAGTCCGCGAACCTCGCCAGTCAGATGGTCATGGTCGACATGGAGCGCGGTCCACGTGCGCCCTGTCCGCGTGTTTGCACGGTTCAGCGTGGGCGTCCGGCAGCAAATGGCGCATCGGCCGCCCTGCGCGATAAACATCGCCTCGAATTCGGCGTTTCCGATGCCGTATTTTCGGCGCAAGGCACCTTCTCGGCGACGAAGCCAGCGAAGATCGCCGAAGTCGACCTTGGCGGAAGATTCCTCGGCATGAGTTCGCTTGCAGGTCTTACATTCGGTGCGCCTCCGGCCGCTTTCCCGAATGTAGAACTCGCTCGGTGGCTGCCTGACTCCGCAGAGTCGGCAGTTCCGCCATGCCGGATCGTCCGGAAGCGTTCCAGCCAGGATGCGTCTCGCATCTGTGGAACCATGTCGCCACAGGCGTTGGTAATGGGGGCTGCAGAGTCCGACTGCCTTGACGATTCCTACGCAGCCCTCGATTTTGCAGGTGTTGACGGTGGATGGTCTGTCGAAGAGGTCCGGATGACCGGCCTCATCGAGTCCGTCTACTGTGGCGTCGTCCCTGATTTGCATAGGTTCGCTCTAGCCGATGGCCTGATCACCGGCAACAGTTTCCCGATCGAAAACGAAGAGGATCTGCACAACGCGATCCGCGCCGTCGGCCGGGCCAAGGACGAAGCCAAGGCCAAGGCGCACATCATCGCGCGAGCCAAATCGATGGGCGCCACGGGCGCTCTTCCCGAAGACTGGAAGGCCAGCAAAGCCGTCCACCTCACTCCCCTGAAAGGAACGACCATGACGCCCTCAGAGCTTCGCAAGTCCCTGGGTCTGGCCGACAGCGCCTCCGATACCGAGGTCACCAACGCCCTCATCGTCAAGGCCAACAAGGCCGACGACGACGCCGAGAAGGCCAAGGCCAAAGAGGAAGAGGCCGAAAAGCGCGCGAAGAAGGCCGAGGGCCTCGCCAAGATGAGCGACAAGCACCGCGGATTCATGAATCACGCGGACGCCAAGATGCCCACGGGCGGCAAGGACGCCTTCGCCGAGATGGAGCCGTCAGAGCGTGACGCGCACATGAAGGCCAACCCGATCGAGGACGACGGCGACGCGGACGACGTATCGAAGGCCATCAAGGCCGGGACTGCCTTCGTCGCTGCCGGCGGAATTCTCATCCGCAAGAGCAAGGTCGGGGCGGACGTGTTCTCCGTGCTGAAGGCGACGACTGAGCAGAACGCAACCCTGGCCGAACAGGTCAAGAAGTCCGACGAGGCAGCCGCGCTCGCCAAGTTTGAAAAACAGGCGGACGCCGAGTTCGCGCACCTGCCGGGCACAAGCGCCGAGCGCGCCGAACTGCTCAAGGCGATCGACGCCATGCCTGAGGCCGTCAAGAAAGCGACGCTCGCCAACATGGCGATCCAGGAAAAGCTCGCGAAGTCGGCCTTCACCATGATCGGCCGGGACGCCTCGGACCTCGGTCTCGAAAAGAAGGACGAGGACAACGCCGAGGCTGAACTCGACAAGAAGGCCAGGGAGATCGTCGGGAAGTCCGCTGGGACGTCCTACGCCAAGGCCTATGACCAGGTCTGCAAGGACAACCCGGATCTCTACGCCAAGTACGTGAGCCAAAAGCGCCAGCGCACGAACGGCGCCGACGCGGACTGATCGCCGGCGGGGGCCGCGAGGCCTCCGCCCAACCCGGCCGGGCTCCCGCCCGGCGCGGCCTCTAGGATGGAGACACCGCCATGGCGGCGAATTATGAACGCGCTCATACCATCAGCCGTCCCGTGGGCGCTGACTATTCCCAGCCGGGCGTGGGCGAGTACCGCTTCGCGGTCGTGAACCCCGACGAGGTGACGGACTATACCGATCCGTCGCAGCCCGGCCTGTGGTACGGCACCGCCGGCGATCCGCCGCCGATCGCGGCCGGGAACGTCCTCGTCAACACCGATGCCGGCGGCTACTGCCCGTTCGTGCTGGCCGGGAAGGCCCTGCCGGGCCAACCGATCGAGTGCGCCTGGGCCGGACGTGTGCTGGTCGTGGCCGGCGCAGCCGTCGTGGCCGGCGCCATCGTGTCATCGGACGACGCGGGCGCAGCGGTCACGCAAGCCGGCGAGGCTGTAGCCCTCGGCGTCGCGCTCGATGCGGCCGCCGCTGCCGGCGACGTCTTTTCGATCCTCTTCGCTCCCGTCACCTGACTGGAGTTAACGCACTGGGGCGAAGTCGTCAGACGTCGCCAGGCTCTAACTGGAAGGAGACTCCGGGATGCCCGGCAATCCGCAACTAGGCGACGTCCACGTAAACGTGCCGCTGACCAATATGTCGGTGGCCTACATCCAGGACGAATCGAATTTCGTCGCCGATCGGGTGTTCCCGAATCTCCCGGTGACCAAGCAGTCCGATCGGTACTTCCAGTACAGCCGGGCTGACTTCAACCGCGACGAGATGGAAGAGCGCGCGCCGGGCGCCGAGTCGGCCGGCAACGGCTACGACCTGGACAACACGCCGACGTACTTCGCGACGGTCCGGGCCTTCCACAAGGACATTCCCGATCAGATCCGCGCGAACAGCGACGACGTGCTGGCGCCGGACCGGGACGCGACGATCTTCGTCACCCAGAAGGCGCTCATCAAGCGTGAGGTCACCTTCGCCAACAACTACTTCAACAGCGGCGTCTGGAACTATGGCGCGACGGGTGTTGACGCCTCTCCGGGATCTGGCGAGTTCCTCCAGTGGGACAACGTCGATTCGACGCCCATCGAGGACATCCGCGCGGCCCGGCGCGTCGTGCAGGAAGCCACCGGCTTCAAGCCGAACATCCTGGTCCTCGGCAAGATCGTGTTCGACGTCCTCGTCGACCACCCCGAGTTCATCGACCGCATCAAGTACAACTTCGCCCAGGGCGTCGCGGCGGTCGCGAACGAAGTGATCATGGCCCAGCTATGGGGCCTCGAGCAGGTGCTCGTCATGGAAGCGGTCGCCAACTTCGCCCCTCGCGGCGCGGTTGAAGACTCGCAGTTCATCGGCGGCCCCAACGCGCTCCTGGCCTACCGGACCAAGACGCCGGGGATGATGATGCCGACTGCGGGCTACACCTTCAGCTGGAACGGCTGGATGGGCGCAACCGGCATGGGCCACCGCATTAAGAGCTTCCGGCTCGAGCGGAACGAGTCCGACCGCATCGAAGTCCAGATGGCCTATGATCAGAAGATCATCGGCGCCGACCTGGGCTATTTCTTCGACACGGCCGTCAACACCGCGCTGTCGGTCTGATCTTCATGCCTGCCGCCGCTTTCTTCCGGGAGCCTTTCAACCCCGACGCGCGGTTCGTGGTCGTTCACCAGATGAAGGTGAGCGGGCGCGAACTGACGATGGGAGCCAGGTTCCCGAAGAAGGCGGTGAGCCAGCGTGTCTTGCGCAAACTCTTCGACAGTCGCCGGATCGGCTATGAGGGCGAGACGGGCCGGCAGCGGGCCAAGCCTCCCGCGCCGCGCTCGAACATGCACCGGACGACCCTCGACCGTCCCGCGCCAGCGGTTGTGGCTACGCTTCCCGGCGAGATCCCGGAGAACTGGCGCGAGTTCAAGGCGAGGGATCTGCGCACGCTCCTGGCCGATCTGCGGCCCGGGATGACCTTCGTCAACCGCATTGAGATGGTCGACTGCATCGAGGCGGAACTCGCGCAGCGCGCGAGACTGGCCGATGGGACTGCTTGACCGCCAGCTGGCCCGACAGCTTCTCCAGGGCTTCCAGGGAAAGAACATCCTCCAGGCGGCCAAGCTGTGGCGTGCCGTGCCCACGGGAGGTCTCGACAGCCACGGCGACCCGGTCAGTTCAACCCCGACGCTATGGGACTTTCAGGGGTTCACGGAGGATTACAACGACGCTTTCCGCCGGGCCGCGGGCATCCCCGAACTCGATATCAGGGTCAATATATTCGGCGCCAGCCTGCCCCCTGGAATCATTCCGATGAAGGACGACAAGGCCTTTATCGCTGGCCAGTGGTGGCAGATCCGCAAGCCCGGGACCGATCCCGCGAAAGCATTATACGTCTGTCAGTCATTTGGTTGCGAGACGCCATGACGACCTGGTGGGATGACTCGGGCGTGACGGCGAAGGTGCGTGACGGCGCCAGGGCCGGGGTCATCGCAGCAACAGAGGCCGTGTTGGCCGAAGGCACGAGGCTGATCCTGTCGCCGCCGAAGAGCGGACGCATCTATCGTCGCGCAGGCCGCACACATCAGGCCTCGGCAGCGGGCCAAGCGCCAGCTAACGACCTCGGGTTTCTGGTCGCGTCCGGACGGGCGATCTATCCAGATCAGGAAGATCTTTTCGTCATCAGTGGAATCGCCAACTGGTCGACTGAATATGCCGTGTACCTGGAACTTGGAACGGCCAGAATTGATCCGCGACCCTACGCCTTTCCGGCACTTGATTTCGTGTCCCCCGAGTTCAGCGGCTATGTCGCGCTCGGCATCCAGGCGAGGCTTGTCGTATGAGCGAGCCGCTCGACCTGGGTCCGGCGTTCCGGACGGCAATCCTCGCCAATGATGCGATCACGGGCCTGCTCGCCACATGGGAGGGTGAGCCAGCCGTCTATACGCGAAGGCCCGTTCCAGACGATGCGCCTTACCCGCTCATCCTCATCGCGCCGCCAGCGTCGATCGGCGACGCAGACTGGCTGACGGTCAGGATCCCGCGCCCGCGACTCGATCTCATCGCCTACGGCCTCCAGCCGGGCGATTACCGCAACGTCGAGACCATCGGCTATCTCCTGAGGGAGCAATTCCACCGCGAGCCGTTCTCGATCAGTGTCGATGGCTACAGCGTCCTGGACATCGTCGCCAACGGGCCGATGCCCGCGCCGGTCGACGATCAGAACGAGGTCGGACGGGCCGTCCTGCTGACCATTCGGCTTCGGGACTTGTCCACGTGATTCTTGCACAACATCATCGGCGTCGGCAGGCCGGCGCCCTCCTCGGGGAAAGGACCATCCCATGATTTCGACCGCTGGTGGCGTAACCCTCGCGATCGGGGGCGCCGTCGTCCTCGATCCCCTCAACCCTCCGATCCTCAGCGACTACACCAGCGAGAGCTACGTCGAGATCGACGAGGTCGAGGATGGTGGCCAGGTCGGCGACGAATCGTCCTCGATCACCTTCACGTCCTTGCTCGACGGCCGCGTGCGCAAGCTCAAGGGGCCGCGCGACGCCGGCACGATGGCGGTCGTCGTCGGTCGCGACGGGACGGACGAGGGCCAGTCGGCCCTGCAAGCCGCCGAAACGACCGTCTACGACTATTTCTTCCGCGTCGTGTTCAACGATCCGGCCACGGTCGGCGGCGATCCGACCACCTATTACTTCTGTGCGAAGGTCATGGGCGAGCGCACGAACATCGGAAATGTGTCGAACGTCATCAAGCAGACCTTCAACCTTGGCGTGAACACGGCTATCACCGTCGTCGCGCCCACCTGAGGGGCGTAGCCAGGAGGCTACGTGGACGACGAAAAAGCCAACGAGAACGCCCATCTGACGGGCGTCTATCAAGTCACGATCGGGGAAGAGGCCTATCCGCTGAAGCGGACGGTCGGCGCCCTGAGGGCCATCAACCTCATGGCCGGGGGGTTGCAGAACAACAATCCCAATGTCTCGACGGTCGTTACCCGTGTTCTCGGGCGCGACCTGGAGACCATCGGCGCGGTGATGCGTGCCGGTTGCGGCGTGGCCCCGAACGCCTTTTCCAAGCTCGAGGAACAGGTCTTCAATGCCGGGGTGGACGATGTCGTGCCGAAGATCTGCGACTTCATCTTCCTGCTTCGATCGAGGCCCGGGACGCCGATCCCGTACAGCAAAGCGGAAACCGAAGAACAGGAACGCCTCGCCAAAGAGGGAGGCAAGACAGAGGAAAAGGCGGACCCTACGCGAAGCCCCTCTCTCTCGGAGAGTACGCAGACGAACTGATCCGCATCGCCTGCGGAAGCCTCGGCTGGGCGCCGGAAGTTGCGTTCAATATCGACATCGGGATCATCCTCCTGGCCTGGCAGGGGCGCATGGACGATATCGAGCGACTCGAGCAGATCGCCTTCGGTGCGCAGGGCCATAAGATCAAGACCCGCAGGGACATCGACCGCGACAAGTGGATAGCCCAGAACGGCGGTATGTCGGCGATGTGGCGACAGTTCGAGGCGCAGCACAACGCCACCTTCAAGCCGAAGTCTGGCCGGAAGGGAATCCGTCGTTTACCGTCTGCGGCGCCCGAGGGGACGCATGGCTGATTCTGAAAACACGGTCGGCGGCGTAAACGTCGAGGTCAGCGCCGATCTGACCAGGTTCGCCTCGGGCCTCCAGGCGGCCAGGGCGCAGACCCAGCAATTCGACCGCGAAGCCGCGACGGCCATGGGCAATGTGGCCAGGGCCACCGAAGGCCTGACCGCTTCGCAACGCAGCCTGGTCGCCGCCGTCACGTCCGGCAAGATGTCCCTGGCCGAACTTTCGGCCTATCTCGGCAAGAGCGCGGACGCGACCAAGACCCTGGCTGCGGCTCAGGCAGCTCTCGCTGTCGAGACCAAGGGCGCCGCTGCGGCGACGGTGCCCCTGGCCGTCGGGGTGAAAGCGGCCGATGTCGCCATGGGCGGCATGAAGATCCAGACGGCCCTGGCCACGCGCGAACTGGTCGTCATGGGCCGGGAAATCGCCAGGGGCAACTTCAGCCGCCTGGCGGGATCTGCGACCATCCTGGCGCAGTCGATGGGCGTCCTGGCCTTCGCCTTCACGCCCGTCGGGATCGCCGTGATCGGCCTGACCGCCGGTCTTGCCATCGCCACCATCGCGACGCTGAATTTCGAGGCGGCCCAGGCGAAACTGGCCCGGACGATGGAGACGACGGGCCGCGTTTCCGGTCTGACGACGGCCCAGGTCAAGTCATTTGCGACCGAGGCTGCGGCGGCGAGCGGACAGTCCCCCAATGTCGCGGCGACCAGCGCCGGGGCTTATGCCTCAGCCGGGGTGCAGAGCCCCGAGGTGCTGAAGAACCTCATCCGCGTCACGCAGGAGTACGCGGACCTGACCGGACAGAAGGTTCCGGCCGCGCAGAAAGAACTCGCTGCGTCGATGGCGGAGCCGACCAAGGCCGGCGAGAAACTGCTTGGGACTTGGGGCGAGTTGGATTCGGCGACCAAACGCCAGATCGAAACCCTGACCGCCTACGGAAGGACGGAAGAGGCGCAAGAGGTCATCGCCCGCAAGATGGTGGGCACCCTCGACGATACGACCCGGGCCGGGGGCTATACCAAGAGCGCGATGGAGAAGGTCGGATCGGCCTTCGACCAGATGGGGCAGTCCATCGGCCATGCGACCGGCGCGATGGACAAACTCATCGGCAGCACCATGCACTGGCTGGCGGTGAGCGCAGGCCTGGCGAAGCATGACGCCGCCATCGGCGCCGAGGCCGCGCAACAGGCCAAGGACGCGCGCAACGCCGCCCTGGTCAAAATAGAGAACCGCGCCGACGAAGCGCCAGGCACGGAAACACCGGAGGATCGCGACCGGCAGCGCGAACAGGAACTCAAGGGCGGCGCAGCGCAGAAGAACCTCGCCATGGGCGCGGCCAAGATCCTCGGCGATGCGGAGGGTGTCCGTCGCTACAAGCAGGAACGCGATTCCCTCAACGACACGATCAGCCGGAATACCGACGCGCAGGGGCGCTGGATCAGCAGTCTCGATCGCGAACATATGGTCATGCAGGAGTCGGCCAAACTGGCCGCCGCCAGGCATTCGCACAATCTCCAGGCGGCCAAGGATGCCGAGGACCGGATCACCCTCCTGAAGGCCGGCGACACGGTCGAAACGAATGCCCAGGCGCGCCAGCACGCCGCCGACGAAGCGGCCCTGACGGGCGCGCATGGCGTCGGGCGTGGGAAGAAGGACATGTTCGGTCCGCAGGACGCCAGCAAGGAAGCCGACGCACAGGCCGAGGTCGCCCTGGCCGAGGCCTATCTGCAAAGCGGCACGGCCGCAGCCAAGGCGGAAGCGTCGCGCAAGGCCCTGACCGAGGCAACGCTGAAGGGCCGATCCGCCGCCCAGACAGCCAAACTCGTCCAAGCCGAACTCAATCTCGAGACCGGGAAGGCCGCGGCTGAGGGGGCGAAGAAAGTCGCGGAGCTGCGCGCCGAGTCGGACGCCTGGGATCGCGCCAACGAGGCCCTGGCCAAGGGAACGATCGGGCGCAATGAACTCGATCGCTCTGTCACCGAAAGCATCGAGATCGGCAAGCTCGAAGCCCTGGCCGACGCCGCCAACACCAAGACCAAGGCCGAATTGCTCAAGGTCATCAAGGAACTGAAGGCGGCCTATGACGCCTCGGATACCTCCAAGGATCAGTCGGTCATCGCCCGGCAGATCGACGAGACCCGCGACAAGATCGAGGACATGAAGGCGGAGATGGCCGCCATCGGCCAGCCGAAGGGACAGGCCGCCATCGGGACCGCGCAGCGGACGGCACAGCGCACGCTCAAGGATCAGGGCGTCGATCCATCGAGCGCCATGGGCCAACAGTTCGTCGGGGGACAGGTCGACGAGGCCAAGGTCAAGAACGCCCTGGAGGCGGCACAGGCTGTCGACAAGCTGGTCAAATCGACGAAGGAGGAAATCGTCGTCCTGGGCCAGGAAGGCCAGACCTACGGCATGACCAAGCAGGCCGCAGCCACCTTCGTCGAATACCACAAGCTGCTCAACGATGCGCAGAAGGAGGGCATCCAGCTCGACGAAAAGGAAAGGGCCGCGCTCGCCAACGTCGCCGCGGCCTATGGCCAAGCCGAGGTCGCCTCGAAGAAGCTGACCGATGCCCAGAAGGGCGCGCAACAGGCCAGCCAATCCCTCGCCGACACCTTCTCCAAGGGCATTGAGGGGATGATCTACGACGGGGACAAGCTGAACGTCACCCTGCGGTCGATGAGCCAGCAGATCGGCAAACAGACCCTTGACGCGGTGCTGACGGGGTCAGGCCCCTTCGCTCAGATCCTGGGGACCAGCCAGAACGCCGCTGGCGGTCCTGGCGGCATTATGAACGCTCTCACCGGGTCCCTCTTCGGCGTGCCGGGAAGCATGGGCAACAAGCCAGATGGCACGGCGGCCAATCCCCTCAATGTGGTCATGGCTGGGGGCGCGGGAGGGATGGGCGGGGGCCTGCTAGGCGGCATGGGAGGCGGCAGTTCTGGCGGCATCATGGGGATGCTGAGCAGCCTGTTTGGGGGAGGCGGCGGAAGCTCGGGCATAGCTGGGGGACTCGGAGCGAGCGAGGACATGATGGCCTTCCTCCACACCGGCACGTCCTATGTCGGGACGCCCGGGCGCCAGGTCCGCGCCGATCCTGGCCTCTTCATCGACGCGCCCAGACTCCACAGCGGCCTTGCGCCAGACGAGTTTCCGGCCATTCTCCAGCGTGGCGAGCGAGTCACGCCGCGGGGAGGCGGAGGGAACAGCGGCGTGCGCGATGTCCACATCCACGTCAGCTCGCCCGACACGACGAGCTTCGCGCGGACCGGTAGCCAGATTGCCCGGAACACCAAGCGCGAGATGGCCAGCACACGATGAATCAGTTCCAGGACGCCTATCTCCCGGACCAGGTCTGGGGCATCCCGGCTCACGCCACGCCCAGGTTCTCGACGCGGATGACGCTGTCGAAGTCGGCGGACGAGTCGCGCACTTCTCTGTGGAAAGTCCCGCTACGCAAATTCCAACTCCCCCTGGCCAACATGAACTTCGGGGAGATCGAGGATCTGCTCAACCACTTCATCATCATGGACGGCCCGAAATGCACCTGGCCGTGGCGCGATCCGCTGGACTATGCCAGCTGCGCGCCAGTCCCGCCTGACGAGGGTGATCCGCCGATCACTCCTGTCGATCAGTTCCTCGGCGCCGGCGACGGGGTCACGAGCCAGTTTCAACTCATGAAGATGCGGACCTTCGGCGGCTTTTCCAGGGTCCGGAACATCTATCTGCCCGTGGTCGACTCCGTGGTCATCAGCATCAACGGCCATGCTCCCGAGGACGTCCCGAGCGGCTTTCCTCTCTATGGGCCCTATGAGTTCGTCAGTGTTACGCGGCCCGGTGGCATCGTCACGATTTCACCGGCTCCGTCGGTCGGCTGCGATGACATCAGGTCCGGGTACCTGTGGGACGCCGAGGTCCGCTGGGAAGCGGACGACTCGCTCCAGGCCGCGATCGAATCGATGGACACGCAGTCCGTCGCCCCCCTCAATTTCGTCGAAGTCCCGAGGTGCTGAATGGCCGGTCTGTGGTGCGAGAACTTCTGGGTCTATCCCTCGATCGCCAACATGATCGAGGGAGCCTGGGCGCAAGCCGATTCGATGTGGCATCTCTCTACGGCGAACCCGCCGCAGGGTCCCCAAAACATACGGGCGACCAGCACGACTAACTGGGGCGCGATCCGCCGCATCCTGGGCGGCAACTTCGAATCGGCCGGCTTCGCCTATCGCTTCTATGTGCCCAACCTGCCGGTTACCGACACGGGGTCGGACTCTCTGAGCAGCTGCATGGTGCTGGCCATCTTCCTCGACAACAGCGCCAAGATGTCCTGCTATATCGTGCTTGGCACAGACGGATCATTGATTCTGGTAAGCGGTGCCGATACTGCATGGCCGTTCGGGGAAGGCCAGCCGATCGACGGTCCAATTCTGCAGCGCGGAGAGCCCTGTGTTCTCCCGGCGGCCTACAACCACATCGAGATCTACGGTCTGCCCGCAGCCAGCGACGGCGCTTTCGAGGTCAGGGTCAACGGCGTCACGCAGTTGAATTACAGCGGCGACACGATCGGATCGTCTGACGGGACGGTCGCCCAGGTCGCCATCAATTTCGGTCCGGCCGGGGTTGGGTACATCGACGTCGGCGACATGCACACCTGGAACACGCTGCCCGGACAGGGTCCCCAATGGTTCGTCGGCAATGCCGCCGTGCTGAACAGGGCTCTGGACGCCGATTCGTCGCCTGAGGAATGGACCCCGTCGTCGAGCGGGGGGCCGACCTACGAACTCCTTCAGGACAACAATGATTCGACCTACATCGAGGCGGACGTCGCCGAACTCGAGGAAGCTTTCGGCGCCGCAGCATTCCCTGACGATGTCATCGGGGTGATCTATCAGCAGATCAATTTCCGCGGCTACAAGGTCGGGGCCGGGGATTGCGATGTGACGCCGGGCGTCATCTCAGGCGGCATCCTCGCGGAGGCAGCAGCCCTGGTCATGACGCCGCAGCCGTCCTGGTATTGGGGAATCATCGCTGACGATCCCGACACATCCGGGGCGCCGTTCTCGGTGGACGCGGCCAATGCATCTAAGCTGGCGCTGATCCGGTCGCTCTGAGTCCCTCAGATGACCGACGCCTATGTCTCGGAAGCCTTCGTATCGGCAGTCTGTCTGATCAACAGCCCGCCCCGGGTCTCCGAGGCCTATGTCTCGGCTGTCGTCCACGTCAAGAGCCCGCCAAGGGTCTCCGAGGCGTTCATGTCGGCCGTCGTGAAGGTGCAGGCCGGCGCCCTGGTCACCGAGGCCTTCCTGCAAGCCCTGGTCTATCGCGCGCCATGCGCCTCGAACCGGGCGGACTTCTGGAAAATCACCCGGACGGATGGCCAGGTGTTCGCCTTCACCTCGCATGACGAGGATGTCACCTGGGGCAACGTCACCTATCGCCATTGCGGCTCGCTGCAGGATTCGGCCGCCGAGTCGGACTCCGACATCGCCAGCGTCGGGAGTGTCAGCCTCATGGGGCTGATCACCGATGACGCGATCACGGAGGACGATCTCTATGCCGGACGGTTCGATGACGCCTACGTCGAGTCGTGGCAGGCCCCATGGGGCGACCAAGCGGACTCTGCGGCGCCATTCATGGTGGCGTCGGGCTGGACCGGGAAGGTCAGCCGGCGGATCAATTCATGGTCGGCCGAGGTGCTGGGCGCCAGCGCCAAGCTCGGCCAGACGGCCCTGGTCGACTTCTTCCAGCCCGGATGTCGCTGGGTGTTCGGTAGCCCGAGCACCGCGGAGCAGCCGGGATGCGGCATCGACGCCCAGGCCTTCCGCCAGTTCGGCATCGCGGTGGAGGCCATCGTTGGCCGCGGCATCATCAATTTCGCGCCCGAGGCCATCCCGTCGATGGATGCGCTGTGGAACAACGGAACGCTGATCTGGACCTACGGCAGAAACACCGGGATCCAACTCCAGATCGAGACCATGGACTGGGCGAGCGGCGTGCTGTCTCTATGGGATCTGATGCCGTTCCCGGCCCAGCCGGGAGACACCTTCGACATAATCCCCGGCTGCTCTTACGATCGGCCAGGGTGCAAGGTCTACAACAACTACGACAACTACGGGGGGTACCCGGATGTCCCAGGCCCAGACGCTCTCCAGCAGAACGCCGATGCCCTGTTCAGCGCCAATGGCGGCAGCTGATCTCCGCGCCCAGGTCGTCGCCGAGGCCCGGTCGTGGAAGGGCACGCATGTCCGCCGGGGCGGCCGGCAGAAAGGGATCGAGGCCGATTGCGTGGGCGTGGCAATGCTGACGGGCGTGGCCCTGGGCGTCCTCACGGAACCCGAGTGGGCGGCCCTGGCCAAGGAAGGCAAATACGGCCTCCTGCCGAACCCCCGGCACCTCGAAGAGGCATTGCGGTCATGCATGCTCCCTGTCGCCAGAGCTGATGCCCTTCCGGGCGATGTCTGCCGCTTTGAACTCTCGCCCGGGTCCGGCGGCATGCACCTTGGCGTCCTGGCCTGGTTCGAGAACCGCCTGACGATCATCCATGCCAGCGGCGAACAGCCGACGAATGTCCTCGAGGTGACGTTCTCGACCATCTGGACGCGGCTGGCCGTCGACTTCTGGCGCTATCCCGGGCTCGCCTGAATGGCCTCTCTCGCCCTTTCCATCATGGGGACGGCCATCGCCGGGCCGATCGGCGGGGCCATCGGCGCGGCCGTGGGCGGCCTGATCGACAGCAAGCTGTTCCCGGGCCCCAAGGTGCCGATGCCGACGGTCACCACCTCGACCTACGGCAACGCGATTCCCTTGCTTTACGGCCCGTACAACCGGGTCGGGACCAACATGATCTGGTCGTCTCCAATCCGGAAGGTCCAGAACAAGAGCCTGAAATTCCTGCTCGGCAAGGGGAAGGGCCAGCCCTTCACCTATGAGGTCGACGTGGCCATGGCGGTCGGCGCCGGCCCGCTCCAGCCGAGTTGGTGCCAGACCATCTGGGCCAACGGCACGGTGATCTTCGACGCTTCGGCCGGGACGATCCCGCCGGACCCGGACGAGAACGGCGTCGTCACCTGGGACGTGAGTTTCGAGACCTTCCAGGACTTCGACTTCATCGTCGTCTATCCCGGCAACCAGACGCAACTGCCAGACCCGACCATCGAGAGCTACATCGGCGTCGGCAACGTCCCGGCCTACCGCGGGACGGCCTATATCCTCATCCACGGGCTGAAGCTGACGACATTCGGCAATGGCGTCCCGACCATGAACTGCCTCGTCCAGGCCCAGGCCACGCGGCCGTCGGTCGGCGCGGTCGTGACTGACATGGTCCGGCGCTCTGGCCTGCCGATCAACCTGGCCTCGACCTCGGCCCTCGGCGACTCGCTCCAGGGCATGCAGATCACCAGCCAGATGGATGCCCAGACGGCGATCAAGGACTTGGCGCTGGTTTTCAATTTCGACGCCGGCGAGGTGGCGGGGCAGTTGCGCTGCCAGCCGCGGGGCCTGCCGGCCTATGCGGCGATCAGCGACGATCTCTTCGGCGCCTATGTCTATGGCGGATCGCCCCCCGAGCCCTGGGAGTGGCCGCGCGCGCCCGAGATCCAACTGCCCAAGGCAGCGTCGCTCACGTTCTTCGACCCGGCCCGCTTCGGGAATGTCAACACCCAGGCCTCGAAGCGATCGACAGGCAATGCGACATCGAACATCAATTACACCACGCAGCTGACCCTGACCTCGGACCAGGCGCGCAAGACGGCCGACCGGATGCTGTGGGAAGCCCAGATCGGGCGCCAGACGATGATCACGACGGTCGACGACCGCGCCGTTTGCCTCGAACCGGCCAAGACCTTCGCCTTCCCCACGCCGGCAGGGCTGGAGACAGTGCGCATCACCAAGGTCGCGCGCGGGGCCAATGGCGTTCGCGAACTCGAGGCCAGCCTGGAGTATTCCTCGCTCTACTTCTCCAGCGCGCCTGCCGCCGAGGCCGATGCGCAGCGCAATGTCCTGGTGATCACGGGCCCTGTGAACCCGCCGATCTTCCTGGAGCCGCCGCCCGGTTTCCCCGGCGTGACGGGCCCCACCGTCCTGATCGCGATCTCGGGCGGCGAGGAACTGATCGTCAACGACGCCTGGAACGGCTGCGCTGTCTATGCCTCGACGGACGAGGAACATTGGATCCTGGCCGGGACACAGGTCGGCGCGACGCTGATGGGCTTCCTGATCGGCCGCCTCGACAACAACGGCGGCCATCCAGACACCATTGATATCCTCGACGTCTCGACCGAGGAATGCGGCCTGGAGCCGGCCTCCATGAGCGCCTACGATGCCGGGATCGCCCTGATGCCTTATTGGGTCGGCGGGGAGTGGCTATCGGCCCAGACGGTCCAGGGCCTCGGGGGAATGACCTATCGGCTGACGAACCTCTACCGCGGCCTGTTCGGTAGCCACAACGACGTCCACGCCACAGGCCAGCCGTTCTTCCTGGCCGATGACCGCCTGTTCCGCTTCCCGCTGCCGCTGGAATTCGTGGGCCATGAACTCCACTTCCGCTTCGTGGGGGGAGGCGAGTCCATCGCGACGGTGGTCGACTATACCTACACGCCGCCTGGATCGAGTTGGGGTCCCGGCACGGCCGGCGTACCCGAACAGCCCGACCTTGTGGGGACGACGCCGGCGGGATCGGGGATCCTGATCAACTGGAACCCCGCCTCGTCCCTGTCGACGGTCTCCAGCGTGGAGATCTTCCGGGCGCCTGGGTCGGACGCCTCGTTCTCGGAAGCGACGCTGCTCACCACCGTCAGCCCGCAGCAGACGTCCTACACGGACGGGACCGCAGTTCCGGGCCAGAGCTACACCTATTTCGTGGTGTTCGTGAACGCGGCCGGCCCGAGCATCGCCTCGGAAAGCTCCGGCTCGACAGCGATGCAGATCATTCCCAACACCTCGATCACAAAGGCGGCGACGGCCACGGAAGTCCTGTTCGCCGGAGCCTTGGTGACCTTCGTCACGGGCGGCGTCGTCCTGGCCAGTGCGGCCGATGCGACCAAGCCGGCTCAGGGCTTCGTCCTGGATGATTACGCCGAGGGCGATACTGCAACGGTCTATCTGCCGGGAGGGATCGACGCGATGGCGGTCGGCTGTGACGGCCCCGGCGAGTACTATCTCAGCCTCACGCCCGGCGAGGTCACGTCCTTCGCCCCGTCCGGCATCGGCGCGCTCCAGCAGGAAGTCGGTTTCGGGACGCCTGACGCCCAACTCGTGTTCACCCCAAGATCAGCGACGGTGATGTGGTCATGAAGCTGTTTGCCATCCTGGGCGCCCTGCTGGCGCTCGCCGCGCCGGCCGCGGCCACCACGAATTACCAGCTGCCGATCATCAAGGTGAACGGGCAGTACAGCCAGCTTCCCCCGGGCTACGGGATCAAGCTGCAAAGCACTGGCC